GTTTTAATGTATAAGGATTCGGATGGTTTTTATGTGATCAATGATTTTGGGAGAATATATAAAAACGTTGGAAAGATAAACACATCATATTTTGTTGATGATGATGAATTATTATGCAACGGTGCATTAGTTAACCGCGCTGATTATCCAAGGTTATTTAGTAGAATTCAATCATTCGGTTCATCCTTGGTTTCGGATTCTGTTTGGAATACTCCATCAGCAACAGTTGGCGGAAAAACAATTTTGCGCCCTTATCGCGGATGTTTTTCATTGGGTGATGGATCAACAACATTCCGTTTGCCTGATCTGATGGACACGCATTTGAAGGGATTGAAATCCGGTTCTGATGTGAACCGCGTTCCTAACAATGCGGGTGTTTATCAAGGGCCGCAAGTTGGAGAATTCAATTTTACATTAACAGGATACTTGGACAGGAAATCAGGAACGGCGGATAACATTTATGTATTGAATCAACGCGGGCCGGGATCAACGCCTGAAGATTACAATTATACAATCAACGCCGGGAAAATAAATGAAGTTGGTAATGTGGGCGTATTATACACAGTAAAAATCTAATCGATGGCAGACAAACAAATATTATTATCAGCGAACGGAATAAAATTCCAGTTCTTAACTGAAGATGGAAGGGAAATAATTGATCCGCGTTTGTTCTTGCAATTGAATGCAGAAACAAACAAAATCGATCCTATTTATTTGCCTGATGTGGGTGGCATCGATGAAATTGAAACATATCCGATTGCATAAAAAAAATAAAAATTATAATGGCAACTAAATTTTTGAACATTAAGGATCGCGGGTTATTGTTACGCGAAGTGGCTGATTTTCCTGTTGGCGTTGTTAATGATGGAATCATTGGTTTCGTTGATGCAGAAGGAAAAAAGTTTGTAAGGAATAAAAGGGGATCAAGATTCACAACTTCAGAACTTGGAATCAAGGGCGGTGATTATGTTGATGTTACTCAAAAACTTGTTGATGCTTTCAATCACCCATCGGTAAAAACAGTTGTGTTTGATGTTGAAGGCGGTGGCGATATTACCATCGATGGCGTTGTTAATTGTTTTAATAAAACTCTTGTTATAAAACCCGGAACACGAATTGTTGGAACCGGAACTATCACAGGAGGAAAGATTGATGCAAGGTTAACAGACAATATTTTTGGACCTGATATTACAGCGAACTTTTCAAACACTTCATCAGGTGAAATTTCTCCTATGTGGTTTGGCGCTCTTGCGAATGATGTTTCAGATGATTCCGGCGCGTTCAATAAAATGTTTTTATATTTTAATAATACGAATCCGGTATTAAAAGTTATTATACCATCCGGGAAATATTATGTTGCCAATCCGATTGATCTTCCGTTACAGTTATTGGGCGGTAATTATCATTTACACATTGAAGGTAAAGGTTCACAAATCAGAACTGATCAAAATATTTCAATACTTCGCCGATTGCCATCAGATGCACTAAGAAACGGTTTGTTGTCCGATTATATCTGTTCTATATCAGGAATACTGTTTTTAGGAAACCTAACAACAAACACCGCGAATACATTACAAAAAGGAATTGAAATTGCGGCAACTTATTCATGGAGAATTTTTGATTGTGCATTCACACGGTTATACGATGGAATTGTTTCTTATTTTTCTTTGCATGGTCATTTTTATAATCTTCGATTTACTCAATGTTTAAATGTTGGTATAATTGGGCGGCATGGATATTGGACAGGCGCGACAACTGTAAACAGCGCATTCAATGCAAACACAATTTCAAATTGTAGGTTTGTAAACCATACCGATTCAAGGTGTTCAATTCAACTACTTGCAGCAGATCAAACGCTTGTTAAAAGCGTTGTATCTGAAGGAAACAACCCGTTGTATAATTTTGAATTTGATTATGTAGGATCAACAGGAGTTTTGATAAACACTTTTGAAGATATTTGGTTAGAAAGTACAGGAGGCGCAACAAATCCGCAGAACATAAATTTCAAACTTAGTTTTGGCGGGGTAATGGTTTTGAAAAACATTCAAAGAATTTACCCGAATCAATTGTTTGATATTTCTTCAGGCAATGGATCAAGAACATTAATTGTCGATGGACTTCCATATGTTACAAATAGACCTACAACCGGAATGAAATTCTTGAATGCGGGTTCTGTATTAAGCGGATCGCGGGTTGTAATCACCAACATTGGAGCAAATCAAGGTGATTTATTTAAAGATGCAAATGAATGGGAAGGCGGATTCATTCCGCAGAACATGGAAGTTGAATATACTTTAGGAGCAAACGCGGGTAAAGTTGAATACACGCAAGGTATAAAAACAATTGAGGCAGCAGGAGTATTAAATTTTAAATCAAGGTATCAGTTAAATGCAAACATCAGGTATATGAATTTTTACGGGGCATTGAATTTTCCCGAAGATAATTTATATAACATAGGGGGGAATCTTACAACTAATTTAAGGCCCGCGAGAGTTTCAGCGAATCGTTTTCTTGCTGATGTGAATTCAGTTTATGGTTTTGCATTCGGCGATAATACTGCGAATCCGGTTGAATACATTACGCGACCTGAATCGGGTGTTATGCGATTGAATGCAACAGGTGGAATTGATTTACCAATTGGTACAACAGCACAAAGGCCAACGGGTGTAAAAAGAAGATTAAGATATAATTCTGATTTGAGTTGTATTGAATGGTTTAATGGCGTTTCTTGGATTTCATTTGTAAGTAGGAATTCAATCTATTCTATTTCTGATTTCAATATAGTTCCGGGTGCAGATCGTAACGCAGCGATAACCGCAGCACTTGCAATTGCAGATTTGAAAACATTGGTTTTTGATTTACCGGGCGGCGGTGATATAACTGTTTCAGGAACATTAACTATTCCGGCGGGTAAAGTATTGAAGTTTGAAAACGGAACGAAGTTAATCGGAACATATACTTTATCAGGCGGTATAATTGATGCAAATCCATCACAATATATTTTTGGAGGAACGCCAACTGTTTCAGGCATAGAGGGAACAATGGACGGGAAATTTTATTCATCATGGATGGGAATTGTTGCAGATGGAACAACAGATGATTATCAAAGAATAAATAAATGTCTTACAATAACAAACATCAAGCACGTTATTTTTAATAAACCCGGTGTTCATTATTCAGGATCATCAATTGTTTTCCCTTCAGGAAAATCAATTGAAATTGGAAGGGGTGTTATTTTCAATCTTGCAGCAAACAGACAATTTGAATTTAGGGGCGATGTATCTGTTGATGAAAACCAATATTGGCTTGATCCAAGTATTCCATTCGTAATGGTTTATCCGAATTCAATTCCGCATGTCAATGTTAAATGGTTTGGCGCGGTTGGTGATGGTGTAACAAATGATTCATTGGCATTTTGGAAAGCAGCCGATGCAGCATGGAACAAAGTCGCCGGATCATTGAATCATTCTGTTGAATTATATATTCCGCCGGGTAAATATCGCGCGCAAGATGTATATATAAAATCAAATGTTCGCGGCGGGGGTGAAACAACTTCAATTCAAGCTGTTTCGGACGGTTCAACCGTTTTTACAATGGGTCAAGCAGATTCGCAATATCCGAATGTTGCATGGGATTTTAAGTACATTAAGAATCTTTGTTTCGTTGGTGGAAACGTTTCTAATGGTGTAAAAATAGACAATGCAGGAATTGCGCCGGGCAATCAATATGCGGGCCGATGGGTTTTTGAAAACGTTGCGTTCAAGGATTGTGTAAAAGCAATTTCAAAAACTGCGGGCAATCTTGGAAACAGATATACAAGTTGCAGTTTTCAAGGTGGTGAATTTCATTATCACGCAGTTCAGAATGTAACGCCTGTAATGCACACCGGGAACGACTACTTTAACCATTGCCATTTTTCAGGCGCATCAAAGGCGGTGATATATATCGATCAGGATCAGAACGGCGGCGGACATCATTTTAATGATTGTATCATTGAAGGAAATCCGGGTTTCGCTATTTACATAAAAGCGTACGGGAACGCATTGTTTCCATTTGTTTTTGAAAATACATATTTGGAAGCAAACGGAACATCAAACAGCGTTGTTGTTGATGGCATCACCTACACGCAAAATTTTGTTTATTATTTCGGACAGGTGAAACACGCATTCATGCGGCACACCGCAATGTTCAAAAGGAAGTTGGTAAATAGTGTTATCATTTGGGAAGGATCAAACGAATACATATATGGCAACGGTGCAATTGAAAAAGATGAAACATCGGTTGAGATTTCAAACAAGGCATTAGGTTTTCAATTAGCAAACAATAATGTTTTCCATAATGATGCACCTTTTGTTGATCCTGATGATTCGGCAAACGCAATTTGGCGCGGCGCAATTCCTTCAGGTGTTTCGGCAAAAGTTTCAAAGGTTTTATTTTCATGCGGGCCAAATCCTGAATTAACTGTTTGGAATAGTTTTGCGGCGGCGGGTTGTACCATCGTTGATGATCCTGCAATATTTTCAAAAGCGATTGAAATTCCAACAGGAACAGGAACCGCGAACATTGCTAATGGGGTTATTATAACCGAAGGAAAATATTATCTGAAAACCGCATTGTTAAAAAGAGTTTCAGGGACAGGCGAAGCAAAAATTCAATGGGTTAATCAGGCGAGTTCAGTATTATCAACAACATCAAGTGAATGGCAATATTTTTTCCATGTTCACCGGGCATCAGCATCGGGCGGCGGTTATATGCAAATACACAAGTCAGCCGATACGGTTTGGAGGATTGGCGCGCTGTTGTATGTTGAATTTAATTCTTACCAAGAAGCATATGAATTTGTTGCAAGGAATACATTCCCAACAACTGAAAAAGTTTCATCATTAGCGGTTGGCGTGATTGGAGGACAAAAGATTGTCGGCGGATCACTTTCATCAGAAGATTTGGAACTTGAATCAACAAGTAGTTCAACAAAAGGGAGCGTGAAAGTTGCAAGCGGTTCAATTCTTAAACTTCCAAATCAGGCATTGCGCGGAACAACTGAAGATGGATCAGTTCAATACGATGGAACAAAAATCGGAATAGGTATCGGGAATATTTTCAAAAAAATATTAACCGTTGATGATCTTTCCGCGTTCCCTTCATCATCAGGATCATCTTCAGGTGTATCATACGGAACGACAAGAACAATATCCGGTGATTCAAATTATACCGTCAATGATGAAATGATGTTGGTTGATACAACCGCCGGGAATATTATCATTACAGTTGATCCATTGTTTGCAGGAAAAGAAGTTTGGATCAAAAAGGTTTCTGAAGATGCAAATTCATTTTCTGTTTTGTATCCATCAGGAACAATTGACAATGGTGCATCCCTTACAATGTCAGGGCCGGGTGAATGGTTAGTTGCTAAATCAGCCGGATCAAGTTTACAAACATTCAAATTCTAAAATAATATGTCAAATAAATTACGAGCGCGCCCGGAATGGATTAATGTTCTGAAGTTTGGTTTGAAAGGAACGGCAGATGAATTGATTTCACAATCCAAACTTGATAAAATCATTGCACTTGCAAGGGCAACAGGAAGGAAAATTTTCTTTCCTGATGGAACATATGTTTTTCCAAAAACGTTTTATAACAACGTTGGGTTTGATTACGTTGAATTGATTGGTGAATCAAAAGAAAAAACAATAATTACAACGGCATGGTCGGGCGATACATTCCGCATCCCGGAAAGAATTGATTTATCTTTTCCGAAATATCAACCTGATGGTTTTTATCGCGTGAATGTTACCGGGCAAATCGATGCAAGTTGGAGCGCATTAGGATCATCGATTGATATTGATGATTACATTAAAATTGTTGCGGGTGTTCCTTCAGTTGCAACGTTCGCTGAAATCAAGGCGGCAAATTATTTGACTGAACTTGATGTAACAAAACCTGATCCGGGTATTGATGGGAAATATGTTGTTGCTGCAACCAATGAAACAATTGGCGGAGGCGGATATACACATTCAAATCTTCCTTATAATACTGCAATCAAATATATTGTTGGAACAATTTTGATCAGGTCGGGGGGTGTATGGTCGAGATATGCACCAAGTTTAGGATTTCAGTTTTCCGGGAACTTCAAGGTTTCAAACATTCAATTTTATGATTGCGCGTTTTATTTATTCACGCCGTATAATATCACAAAACCTGATCAGGATTTTTACGAAATTGATAATTGTATCTTCAAACATGTGATCAGGGTTAATGCACTTGATAGGCAATATCAGGCATCAGCAATTCAATCGCAGGGGTTTGTTAAAGGGGCTGCATATCATTTTCAGGATGGTGAATCATTCTGTTATAAGAACATCAAGTTCACCAACAATGAGTGTTCATATATTCATACATGTATTTTTTGGGAGATTCCGCCAACAAGGAATTTGGTTGTTACCGGGAATATCATTCGTGATTGTTACACATTTACTGAACTGTTTATTTATTTACCAATGGGATCATCAACAACAGATGATTCAGAAGATGCAGAGGGATACACGAATAAAACCAATTCATATTTTGACAACAATCTATTTGAAAATTGCTGTCATTATTCGCCCGTAAGTCATGGCGGACATCACATCATGCGCGGTAATGGAAAAGCATCTTTCAGGAATAATAGAATCATAAACTGTACCGGATCAATTTTCTATTTATCAGGAAACGGAAATTCTGTTGATAACAACACAATTGTTCCATACATACAATTGTATCCTGAAAAAGAAGGTGTTGGTTTAGTGTGGTCCATTCCGACAATGTTTCACATCAAAACAGGTAATTCAAATAATGTTGGGGCCACAACAATAACAAACAACGCTGTTGAAAAATCCGCATTGTATCGCATCGTTGATATTAAGAACACAAACACGTTCATCAATATCAATAGTAACAAGTTAATGAATGCCGGATATGCTGAACAGATTGTTTCATCAGATGTTGAAGCAATGAACCGCGAGTTGATGTATTACATCAATGATTTGACAAGGTTCAAAGAATTGACAGGCATCACAACCGTTGATGATTGGGTTGCGGGTGTATATGTTTCAGGCAAACTTGTCGAAGATGGTGCAACAATGTATCAATGCGTTCGCAAAACAACGATTGATGATTTATCACCTTCAGCAGATATTTCAACGAATGGATTGGCGGGCGCAAAATGGAGATCAATTGAAGTTGGAAGATTTGTTTATTTCGATATACGCCGCCGTACTTGGATGTATTTCCCGGCATCAGTTGCAAGGGATGCGGGATTTATTGATAAAAATTATGCGGGTGATTCTGTTTATCCTATATCTGTTTCAAATAATGTTATATATGCTTACAATCTATCAACATTGTATGATGGAAATATTCATGATATAACATATGATAACAATGATATTTTTATTGATCGTGATTTGATTGGACAATCAATCGGTTCTGAAGGATATGGGGCGCATATAAAGTTCCTGAAATTGTATAATAATAGAATTTACAGAAATGGGCTTGCATCATCTTCATCATTCTTTAATAACCTGAATAATATCCTTGCGGTTAATAATGATTTTTTCTATGCAATGGGAACTTTCAATATCAGGTTCCGCAATCAAATCGATTGGATAAACAACCGCGTGAAACCTTGGCCCAAATTTGCGAACACATCAAACATATCATCATTATCATTGCCATCAGCGAACACAAACGCGGCAATCGTATTTTCAAGAACACTTCCTTCAGCATGGAGCGCGGGAACTTATGCAACAGGAACTTTCAGATCATATAATTATCAGGCTTATGAATCAATTGCGGATGTTGTTCCTGAAGATGGATCACCGGACGTTGCAACGACAAAATGGAAACTTGTTGATGATCCGATTTTAAACATACAAGGCGGATCGTTCGATTCTTACATGGCAAGAACGGCGGCGTTATCTTGGAGCAATGTAAACCGGGTTATCATTGAAGGTTCTTTATTCGTTGTTCGATTGATAAATGATTGGGCGAATGTTTATCGTACTGTTGCGGCGGGTGGATCATCAAACAGGTTCGCAATAATGCAAACAACAACTAACGCCGCACCAACGCGTGATTTGATGTTATCAAATATCAAATTTGATTTTGAAGATCGCGCGAACAGGCATATTTTCTATACAGCCGGGGCCAATGCAATCACCGTATCAAATTTGGTGATAAAAGATATTCCCGAATATGGATCATTTCCGTTGAATAAAGTTCTTTACAAAGTTTCAGGCGCAACAGTATCATTCACCAAAGCAGTCATAAACGGCGCGGATGTAGCGTTAACTGATTCCGGTTTTCAATCCGCGATTACAAATAAAGTTTATAATCAATCAGCCGGGTATTTGAATGTGCTGAATTCTATGAAACTTGATTTCTTGGCGGGCGGCGGAAATCGTTCTGTTCTTACTGATAATGCAGGTAATATTTATGCGGGATATGTTTCAGGGGGTGGAACATCTTCAGGCGGCGTTGGTGATCCGGGATCATCGGGTATAATGATCAGAACAGAACCGGGATCAACAATCGCGCGATCAGTTCAAGGAACAACAAACAGAATTGGTGTTACTAATCCCGATGGGATTTCAGGTAATATAATTTTGAATGTTGGTTCAGATATTATCGATAAAACATCGGCGCAAACGATGCAGGATAAAACCCTTGGAGCAGGAACGAAAATCGATCTTGGTACAACGGAGGCGGCGGACATGTATTACACCGATGCGAACGGAAACTTGGTTCGGGTTCCGCGCGGGAATGTTGGCGAGATTTGGGGCGTTGTGAGTGCAACAACCTTGGGATGGATTGCGGCAATATCCGGCGGCGGTGGAACATCTTCAGGCGGTGGAACAGATATATATTTTGATGGGAATGATTTCGCGGGTACGGGCGCGTATGGTGATCCTTGGCGTTTGGCGGTTGGATCGCCGTTGCTTGATCCTAATGCGAATGGTTTCATGGTTCGCATTGGTGATAACACTCTAATCAACCGGGAAATTTTTGGAACAAACGGTTTGATTGTCGTATCAAATGGAAGCGGCGTAAATGGTCAACCAACAATAACTGTCGGTTCATACGTGAATCGAAATGATGTATCAGGGAACAATATAACCGCGCTAAAAACACATACGCAGGATATTGTTATCAACGATACAACAAAGGGTATTGTTGAGCGTTCGCCGGATGGCACATATTGGCGGTTAAAGGTGGATAACCTTGGTAACTGGTATTCAGAAAACACAGGCGCGTAAATGCGCCTTAAAATCGTTTATATGGCATTAGTAGTTCAACAAGGGGTTAATGTTACATTTAATTGGAACGGGCAGGATTGGAGGTATTATGAACCGATTGGTTGGAATGCAAACGATCCTGATTCGCATCTTCATGTTCATTGGTTGGGTAATGGTGAAAATACCGCGCCTGAAGTCGGAAATTTGCGGCCCGGTTCCTTGGTCGCATCCGCGTTGGGTTGGGATGGTCGCGTTCATTTAAACAATGGAAGAATCATCAAGGTGGCCATTCTGTTTATGATTTCACTTCGATCAACATCACAGTATAATTCTGTTCTTGATCATGTGATTCAAACAATTGGAATTCCTTGGACTGAAGAATATTCATGGATGCGTTTTCATACTTCAGCAATATCAGGAGGCCCGGAAAGATTCTTCAATTTTTATCATGGAACATCGCCTTACAGGCATTTACTAATTAAGAAAAGATTAATATTATCGCCAACGGATTTGAGTTTAACCCGGCATCCTGAATATACCATGTATAACGATAACAATGATTCGTTTTTATGGTTATGGTTTTCTGAACTTGATGATAATTCCGGTACACACGCAAGATTTGCGCGAGCGTATTGGATCGCAACCAAGGGCCGGAAACACAGGTTAACAATCACGTACCAAAAAGCGCATTCGCCTGTTATATGGAACCCGGCGTTTGATGTTTCACTTGTTGGTTCCGCGAATGCAGGAACTTCAAAAAATAGTTGTTGGCGTTGGTTGTGTGATCCTTACGATGGTTTGAATCCGCCCATTTATGCCGGATCATTTAACCCTATAAAAATTTAACCGATGAACGAAAGGGAACGCGAGGACTTATTGATTAAAGTTGTTCAGGATAATTCAAAAAATACAGAACTACTTTCACGCATAATGATATTATTAACCGGGAACAAACATCTTGATAGGAATGATAATGGATTGATTGGATTGATCAATGAAATCAAGGATGATGTTTCATCGCTGAAGAAATGGCGTGATCGCGCATTATGGATTGTTATCGGAATGAGTTTCCCGGCGGGCGTTGGTACATGGGAACTAATTTCAAATATTATCAAACATTAATTTTATGACTCAAAAACAACTGATTGCATTCCTTGCGGGATTCAAAGAAAATTTTCAGAATGTATTGGCGATAATTGTTCTTGTTTCCTGTTTCGGAACCAACATCCTGATATTACGCGGATGGTTCAATGACAATCAACATATTGCAGAAATAAGAACAGGGAACATGGCTGTTTTGATTATGATTGTCCAATATTATTTTGGATCATCACGCGGTTCAGCAAACAAGGAAAAGATTATAGGAACATTGACTGAAGCGAATGCAGAAGAAAAAAAGGATTAACTTTAATTCACATCAAAATTTAAAATCATGAATTGGGATTGGAGTTTATTTTGGCCGATACTTATCGGCGCGGCGTTGATGATATTCGCCGTTTATGTGAAATATCAAAAAACATTTGATTGGAATCAAATTGTTTGGCGCGCTGCATTGGGCGTTGCTGTTATGATTGCCTTGGTTATTTTCGTGGATGAAAAATGGATGATCAGATTCGCCGTTTTCCTTGCAACGGTTGGTTTGATTTATTTCATCTCTTGGGGACTTGATCGACTTAAAAGGTTATAATTGGAAGGGAATCGGAATTGTTGCGGGTATCGTTGGAATCATTTTGTTGTTGATTTGGATTGCAGTAAAACAACCAAAGTATAAAAATGAAATGATTGATTACCTGAACAAACAAAACGATTCCCTTCGTTTTGAAAATGAGTTAGCAAGGGAACGACAAATTCAAAACGAAAAAAAAGTTGATTCGTTATTTACAGAAATGAAAACCATTGATCGCGAAATCATCAGAACAAAAGAATATTATGAAAAGGAAAAAATCATTCTTGATACTCTTAATGTTTATCAGCTTGAACAGTTTTTCACAGATCGTTACAATCAAAGATAAAGTTGAATTGCCTGTTCCTGTTGCAAGGTTCACAGCAAAAGAACTGATTGAATTCGATCAGTTGAAAATTGTTCATCGTTTGACCTTGGAGAAGATTTCAATTTATGATTCAGTTCTGAAGATGAAGGATCGGATCATTGATGATCAAAAAGGAACCATTGACAGGATGAACCTGATGTTCAATAATCAGGATGCGATCAGTAAAGATTTGATTAAACAAATCGATCAATCAAATAAGAAAATCCGCCGCGAAAGATTTCATAAATGGTTGGCGATAATCGGCGGCGTTGTTGCAACTTCATCGGCATTATATTTTTCAAAATAAAAATCAAACATCATGCAGTTAACTAAAAACTTTCATCTTGATGAATTCAAATGTAAAGATGGAACACCCGTTCCTGATAATCTACTTTGCAATGTTCAGAAACTTGCTGAAAATCTTCAGATAATCCGGGATGCAGTCGGCGCACCGTTGCCAATTACATCAGGATACAGAACGCCGACATATAATAAGAAAATAGGCGGCGCAAGTGATTCACAACATAAACTCGCAAAGGCAGCAGATATAACAACAAAAAATCTTTCACCTAAACAATTGCATACATTAATTGAAAAGCTGATCAAACAAGGTAAGGTTCATGATGGCGGGTTGGGTTTATATAAAGGATTCGTGCATTATGATGTCAGGCCGAAACCTGCACGTTGGAACGGGTAAAATATTGAACTTTTTACATAAAAACCGCCCGGATCACGTTTCCGGGCGGTTTTTTCTTTTAGCCAATACGATATGAAAATCAATGGTTTATGATTTATTTTCAATCCGCGCCAAAAATATTTTCAAAAATAGTTGTGTATCTCATTAGTTACACGTAGTATTGTGAAACGAAAGCGAAACAATCACATCAAAATCATCAAATCATGACAACTTTAAATCAATTCATCAGTTATTGCGAATCGTTGGGATTAAGTGGAAAATGTATCGAATCAAAACATTCGTTTGAAATCACACTTGATTACGCAACTAATAAATTCACATCATCAAGTGAAATAAAAAGATTGAGTAAAAAGTTTACACAAAGAACTGATTCACCTTCAGCAAATAATTTGGATCGTGAATATTCATTCAGACTTTCAAAACAAGACATTCATAACGAACTGATCACCGGATCATTCTTTAGTAAATAATCATCAGAACCGCCCGGTGAAATTCCGGGCATTCATAAACAATCAAATCATTCATCATGGAAAACAGCAATTACACAATAGCGGAAATAAACAATATTATTCGATTATACGATCTTAAAAATGTAGAAGAAGCAATTAATTTATTGGACGACATTAACGGTGTCATACCTGAATTTTAAAATAAATCATCATTCATCATCGCCGGGTTTCGGCCCGGCACAAAAAAACAATCAAATGAAAAAAGTAAAAGTAAAAAGCAGCATCAATAAGTATTTAAGGCTGCGCGGGTTTGGGCCAATGTTTATGATAAATACTTTTCATCATTATGCAAAACATTTTAATATCAGCAACACAGAATCAGTTGTTGCGTTTGGCAGATGGTTGGAAGATAGAAAAATCACAGGAGATGTAACATCATTGCTGTTATTGTTTTTTGCTTGCGAAGTTTATGGAGCAAATGAAAATGATTTTCTTGTTGAAGAAATAAATTAATTCATCATCCGGGAACAGTTGGTTCCCTTCAAAACAATCATCATGAAAATCAAGAAATTCACATCAATAAGAAAATCATTAAAGTTAAAGACGGAACTTATTGAAAACGATCAATTCACTCTTGGTTGCACAGCTAACGAAAAGGATCATCCGCATGAATTTTTCATTGATACAGAAAACCACCGGATCATATTTGATCGAAAAGAAACAGAGCGCATTGTAACAATGTTTATAGAATTTCTAAAAAAATAATCATGTATATCATCACGCATAATCAAGTATCAGAAAGAATTGAACGTTTTGTTTTTGCCGATTACGATAACGCCGCAAAACATTGGCATGAATACAATGCCGAACTGAATATATTAACGCATGGAAACCCGGTTGCAAACCAAGAAATTGTTCAGGATGGAAACATTGTTTCGTTCTTGGTATCTGATAATTTCATAACTGAAGAACAATTCAAATCATTGTGTTCAGTATTTGGCAGATCATTGCTGAATTCAACTGATGGCGGATTGGGTGATGTTTTTGATTGCGATGATGAAGCCGTTCGCGTTGTGAACGAATGGATTGAAGCAAATAATATTGATATAATCTAACAATCAAAACATGCAAAAGAAATATTTCACATTCATCGATTATAGAACAAAATCTGAAGTGATCATTAAAAGAACTGAAGTGATCAGGATGGCAAAGAAATCAGGCGCGATCACTTTCCTTGAATCCTTTATTTCTGATATGGATTCCCTATGTTCTGAACAACCTGAATTTCATTTTCTTTCAACCGGGCTAAACATAAATTTCCCATACTCTAAAAATTAATATCATGCCGTTCATCTTGCACATGCCTATTAAGAAAAAATATTTTGACATGATTCTTTCAGGATATAAAAAGGAAGAATATCGCGAATTGAAATCGTATTGGTTGAATAAACTTGGATTTACTGAAGATGGTAAATTCAAAACAGTTCCAACACATTTGTATTTAATGAATGGTTATTCAGCTAAAAGCAGAGCAATAAAAATTGAATGCAAAGGATTGCGAATCGGGAAACCGCGCGTTGAATGGTCGGATGAAACATTTGAATCATCGCTGCATCTTGTCTTTGAACTTGGTGAAATTGTAGAAACCGCAAATCTTTAAATCATGTCAACAACTAAAAAATATATTCAATTGGCTGAAGATGGTGAACGCAGAACTGTTTTGTGTGCAATCGCTGAACCTGTTGCGAAAAAATACTTGGTTGTTGTTGGTGATATATTCAAGGATGAAAACAATGATATAAGGTTCAGAACGAAACAATACAGCGAAGTTCATTCGTTGTTGGTTTCAAATTACCCGGCGATTGAATTCAGGGCCGTTACTATGAAGAACAGGAAAGTATTGAACGCATTATGCAGTATAAAAAACATCATCAATGGAAAATAGAATTTGGAACACAATCAACGCGGCGGCATTTTTCCGGGATCATCTTCCTGAAATCAAATCATTCAAACATAAAATTCGCGGAAAGAACGGGCGCGGGAATCCTTGCGATTTCAGCGATGAAGAAAAAAAGAAAATCAAACTGAAGTTGAAGGAAATATTCAAACTTACTAATCCAAATATCTGATAAATGGGTAATGAATTAATAAACCTTTCAGGATTGGAAGGTAAAAATATAGTGATCGAAATAATTGTAGGTGATGAATCAGAAGTTGCAACCGGAACAGTAAAGAAATTTGGATCATCAACATTCGGCGTTGTATGTGGATCAGAAACAATCAGCGCGGAAAGAATATTATCAATAATCAAAATCAATTAAACAATCATGGCAAAGGTATCAACGGCACATTTTAAAATTGATGGAAAGGATGTTTACATTCCTGTTTATTATACAACTAAAAAGGGTTTTCATTTTCAGGATTTCCCGGCGCATGTTTATGTGTTTGCAGATTTCAAGGATTATTTTCAAACTGAAAATGAATTGATCCACTTTTATCAGAACACTATTAAAACATATGCCGATGCAACGCGAACATCAAAATTGATGATCAGGATTAAATTAAGGTTATCAACCGAATATATTATGAATGAAGTCGCGCCGGGCCAATGGCAGGGTTTCAAATATGGGTTGAGTACTCAAGTTGCTGCAAAATTCAAATCAGATTTCAGTTCAACGAATGGAATTGATTTTCATTATGAAGTTGTAAGGATTATTAACAGCAACGGGGAAATGATGTATTCAGTTGATGCCAATAAAAACGCATTGCATGAAATCAGATCAGGAATTGAAAGGGAATTGTTGATTCCTTATTCTGAAGAATCGGAAATGTTTTTGAAATCGGTTAAGGACGCGTTGCACAATCTTGTTGGCGGGTTGGTTAAATTCTTTTCATCCGAAAATTTGGAACAAAAGATTCTTGAAACTTCAGGAAAATTCTTGTTGAGCAATAACATCGAACCAAATCAAGGCAAGTAATTTGCAGCAGTTTCGGGATATTCCCGAAATTTAATGTCAATAAAATGGAACAGGTAAACACATATCATATGGTTGATGATTCAACGGATCAGGATCGCGCGGTTCTTGAACAGTTCATTAAACTGTTTTCCTTGCATTATTTCGCGTATAATGATCAGGAAGGTATAAAGTATCAATTCACAACAGAAGATGTCAGGAATGCGTTCCTGTTCATTGCAGGGCGTATAATCGGGCAATACAACCTCCCATTGATCACAAAAAAGCAATCCGGGGTGTTATCCGGGGGCCAAATCAGGTATTTTTTAATTGTTTGTCATAAATAAAAATCAAGAAAATGGAACAGTTCATTTTGGAAATCAGTTCAAAATCAGTCAAGGCCGGGTTAATAGTTCCTTTGGCGATCATCGGGTTCGGGTTGCTTATCGATTACATTGCCAAAAAACGGCGCGAAAAAAAGAAGCGGGAACGGGCGTTTGATGAGTCGGATATTTACGATTAAAAAAAAAATTATCCTACATGTTGCATATGTGCAATAAGTTTTATTACATTCGTTCATTCATAGGATAAAGGGATATAAGAGCGCGGAACGGGATTTCAATCCTGTTCCCTTTTTTATACTCAAATCTCAAAACATCAAAATCGGTAAATCATCATGGCAAAAAAACTAAAATTTTGGAACGGGCGCGGGCATGGTAAATACAACAAAAGGCATTTATCAGTTGCCGCATATTCAATGAAACATGCAGCCGAAATAATAGCTGAAGTTTGTGGTGCGCCGTATGTCAATGCGCATGAAATAAAAACATACTATTCTAATTGTTGGGGTTTCAAAATGAAGGAAGAAAATCCTGATCCAAAAGAACCTTGTTTGTTTGTAGAAATCAACTATCAAAATTATGTTCAGGTATATCCCGTAAAATAAAAAACCGCCGGGATAAAATCATAAACCCGGCGGAAACTAACAATCATTCCAAATCATAAAAAATCTATCAAATGCAAATTAAGTTAAAAAAGCTGATCATCATCAACTTCAAAGGAATCGAATCATTGACAATCGATATGGATGGAAAAGATCAGGTTGCGTTGTACGGCGCGAACGGATCAGGTAAATCATCTATTGATGATGCAATCAATTGGTTATTGTTTGGCAAAAATGCGCAAGGGTTGGAAAAGTTTTCAATCAAACGGCATGATTCAAACGGCGCGTTCATCAAAAAAATCGATACTGAAGTTGAAGGAATATTTGATGCGAACGGCGAAGAACTTTCCATCAGGCGCGCATTGATTCAGAATTGGGTTAAAAAGCGCGGATCATTGGAGGAAGAATACAAAGGTGATGTAACAAATTTTTATTGGAATGATGTTCCAAAAAAAGAATCTGAATTCAAGGAAAAGATCAAGGATTTAATTGGCAGCGAAAAGTTATTCAAACTACTTACCAATCCTTTATATTTCAATTTCCAAATGGATTGGAAGGAACGCCGCGAAATTCTGATGCAGTTATCCGGCGGAATTCAGAATGATGAAATATTTGCTGATCTCATTAAAAAGCATGGCAAGGAAATGTTCATCGGTTTGATTGCTGCAATTGATAAAAAGAAATCAATTGATGATTACCGGGATCAACTGGTTTCAGAAAAAAATAAACTGAAGCAGGAAATCGAAACAGTTCAGCCAAGGATTGATGAAGTGAAACGATCCATTGCCGGGTTGAGTGAATATAATTTCAAAGAAATCCTTGCGGAAATAAAGGAACTTGAAATCAAGCGCGATGAAATTCAGGCATTATTGAACGATGAAAAGAAACAGCGCGAATTGGAAGATAAAAAGCGCAATGAAAAATTTGCTGAATATCGCAAGGCAATCGGCGAAAGGCAAAACAAAATGATACAACTTGATAATTCAATTATGAATATTGAATATCAGGCGAAGCAATACGCCGCAAATCATTCGCAAGATACCCGGAATAAAATTCGGAATCTTCAGATGGAAATAACATCATTGCAAGGTCAAATAAAAGCGCGCGAATCCATTCTTGAAACAGATTCAGCCCATTTAGAAAATATTAAAAAATCAAGAGCCGCATTGTTGGAAGAGTACAATACTATTGATGCGGAATCAATGCAGGAATTTAACTATGATGATTTCAAATGTCCTACATGCAAACGGGAACTTGAAACTTCAGATGTCGAATTGAAGAAAAAAGAAATTTCCGATAATTTCAATCAAGGCAAGAATGACAGAATGCAAGTGATTGTTGATCGCGGATCAAGTTTGAAAAAACAAATTCCAATTTTGCAAGATGCAATTAGCAAGCATGAAGAATTCATTTTTAACAATGAACAATTCCTTGGATCAAAAAAAGCTGATTTAATTGAACTTGAAAACCTGTTGAAAGATCAGCCATCGGATGAATCACTTCAGGAAAATTACCTGAAAGAAAATTCCGAATATCAGAAATTGATTTCTGAAAAATTGGAACTTGAAAACCAAGTTATTCCCGCGCCGGAAAATACTTTGCAATCAGAAACAAATTCGCAAAACAATGAACTGATTGCCGACATCAATGCATCTATTGTTGAAAAGAAAATGATCCTTGCGAAAGAAGATCAAATTAAATCAGCAAACGAAAGAATTCAACAACTGATGCAACAGGAAGAAACTGTTTCCAAGTCTATCATGCAGAATGAAGGAAATCAATACGCGGTTCTATTATACAGCAAGGCAAGGGTTGAAATCTTGGAGCGCAAAATCAACGGCATGTTCAAAGCAGTTCGATTCAAAATGTTCATCATTCAGAACAACGGCGGGGAAAAAGAAACATGTGATACATTGGTAAATACAAACGGTTCTTGGGTTCCTTTTTCTGATGCAAATAATGCGGGCCGAATCAATGCCGGGTTGGATATAATCAATACATTGTGTGAGTATCATAAAGTATCTGTTCCGGTGATCATCGATAACCGGGAATCAGTTACGCAAATCATCCCGACACAATCACAGGTTGTTAATCTTATTGTATCATCGAAGGATAAAACACTAAGGGCAAACTAATATCATTCAATCATTTTTTAAATTAAAAATCAGATGTCAACAGAAAATCAAAAAGCATTGCCGGGAACAGAACCGCAAACAGTAAAAGAAATCCCTACATTGGTTATGGAATCAGTCGCCACAATGATAAAAGCCAATGAACTTGAATTGCCTGATAAATACAGTTATCAGAACGCGGTTAAAATTGCATGGTTGATAATTGTCGAAACCCAAAACAGCGACAAAAAACCCGCGCTTGAAGTATGTACCAAAACCTCAATCATTCAGGCGATGATGCGCATGGTAATTGAAGGGCTAAATCCCGCAAAACATCAATGTTCATTTATTGTGTATGGCAATAAATTAGCAATGCAACGGGAATATCAAGGATCAATTGCAATTGCAAAAAGGCATGGTTTGAAATCGGTTGTTGCGAATGCAATATTTAAGAACGATGAATTTGTGATTCAGGTCGATCATGAAACCGGATTGAAATCAATTGTAAAACATGATCAGAAATTTGAAAACATCGGAGGCGAAGTTATAGGGGCATATGCAATTGTAACATTGGAGGATGGCCGAAAGAATGTTGAGGTAATGAGTATAGGTCAAATCCGCCTTGCATGGGAGCAGGGAAAAACAAAAGGCGATTCAAAAGCGCATCGCAATTTTCCTGATCAGATGGCAATTAAAACTGTTATCAATCGCGCGGTTAAGGGAATAATAAATTCATCCGATGATTCAGATGTTGTTGATGAAAATGATGAAAAGTTTCTTGATTCGCCAAGGGTTGCTGATGCAAAACATTTGATTCAATCGCAAAATTCAAAAGGTGATGAAATCGGAATTGATGATGAAGTAAATGATGATCCTGATCCGAATGAAAACAATGATCAGATTCAGGAACCGGAAACAATAACAATGCCTGAATCAACCCCGGTGAATGCTACACCGCAACCCGAAAAGGTTGATAAAAAGCAGCCCGTTTCTAATCCGAATGCGCAAGCGAAACCAATGTTTGATTAGCATGGAGTTACATGTATTAGGTAGCAGTTCCGATGGGAACTGTTACCTTTTAAAAACCGAAACCGCCGTTCTGATTCTTGAATGTGGCGTAAATATTTACGAAATAAAAAAGGCATTGGCTTTTAATTTCAGCAATGTTGTTGGATGCGTTGTTTCTCATGAACATGGCGATCACATAAGAGGCGCGGCGGGATTGGCAACAATGGGCGTTAATATTTATGCAAGCAAGGGAACGATCAATGCAGCCGGGTATAAAAATCATCATAGATTTTATTCAATAGAAGAATACCTTGTTAAGCAACTTGGACCGTTCCGCGTTATGCCATTCAAAGTAAATCATGATTGCGCTGAACCTTTTGGTTTCATTATTAATCATCCTGATTCGGGGAACATCTTATTCATTACAGATACAACGCATGTAAAAAATAAATTCAAGAACATCCATCAGATAATGATTGAAGCAAATTTTTCTGAAGAAATAATTCGGCGGAATAATCTTCAACATTTTCGGACTGATCGAATTTATAAATCACATATGAGTTTGGAAACTTGCGCCGATGTTCTAAAAGCAAATGATTTATCACTTGTCAGAAATATTGTTCTGATTCATTTATCAGATAGCAATTCACATGCGAAAGAATTTCAACGCATCATAACAGGGTGTACCGGAAAGAATGTTCATATTGCGGATGCGGGCGATATTATATCACTTCAAAAAAATCCTTTTTAAGATGTCAAGAATATACACAGATGAAGAACATCAATATTTCCGCGCGCGGAATCAAATGGAAAAACAACATGCCAAAGATATGAATGCATTGGCGCAAGCATTCGCAAACAGTAAATCACCTTTTGTTGTAGGTGATATTGTTTCGCAATCCGGGTTAATTATCGAAATAAAATTAATTAGCCATTCAACAGAATATTCCGTTCCTTATGCGATATATAAAGGAATAAGATTAACCAAAAATCTTGAACCATATAAAAACAAAGAAGAAATTTGGTTTCATACACATTCCAATTCAGAGCCAATTAAATTAATTAAAAAAGCATAACCAATGGCATCAAGAAAAATCGTTGCTATATATCACGAATTCAACGGCGTGAAAACATACATCAAGGATGTAATTCATAAATCAGAACACAAATTGATTGTATCTGATTCGACAAAAGAAATTGCCGATGCGCATAATTTCGGAACGCAGAAATCCGCAAACGATGCGCTTGGTATTATTCATAATCCGTATCACAGGGAATACAAATCTGAAACATTGTATTATGATATTCCGCAAGAATTCATTGATACGTTTGATGTCCGATTTGGCAAAGATTTGAGATAATATTTTTTCATTCACAATTTCAAAAAATCAAAATGGCAAAAGCAAAAGCACCTGTCAAAAAAGCTGAACCAAAAAAATCAGCAGCAAAGAAAAAACCGGAACCAAAAGTTGAACCTTATGTTCCGAAAAAGAAAAAAGAAAAACTGATTGATGCAGCAGCCAAGGCATTCATCCCGGATCAATCAAACGTTGTGGAACCTGAAGATGTTCAGATTGAACCGAATGAATCATTTGATACATCAATTCCGGTTGTTGAAACTCCGGTGATTCCAATGGAGCCGAAAAAAACAAAGGATCAGATCAAGAAATCAAAAACAACGAAAGTGAATGTTCTTGATCCTGTTGGAAAAGAAAAAGAACATCTTGATGCAGTTCGCAGAAATTACAAAATCACAGCCGCGAAAATTCGTGATGGCTTGGTTCAGTATGATTATGAAGTAACATCCGGTTTGGGCGAAGGTGATGTTCATGGAGTTGCCGGAAAAGGTTTGTACAAACCATCAATGAAAAAAGCATTCGCGCGGTTATCTGTTCATCTTGTATCAATCGATCAGGTTCATAAACATATGGGCCTTGATGTCAAGGATATTGATCAACATCATACCGATGAAATCACCTATGATTATACAGTAACAGGATTCCGATTGCATAAGGGCGATAAGGTTTCGTTGATCGGTTATAAACACGTTCCGCTTGGTGGTATTCTCAACATCAATACATTCAAAATTCCGGTTGATAACAATTCATCCTATCAATGGTACAATGAATTGAAAACTGAAATCGAAAGATGTTGCGAAGAAGTTTGTTTGTATCGTGAAGGAAATTATGATACAGTTGATGAAGATTTGCCGGATGATAATCATGAAGATGAAGATCAAACAAAGATTCATTTTCCTGAATTTAAAGAAAATCCAATCATGGAACCGGGCGAACATCCTTCAGGACAATTGCCGCATGATCCAAATGATGAATCATTATCTGATGTATTCCCGAATGACTTGGAAAACATCAAACCTGATCCAATTTTATCGAACGAATACAATGATACAATCTAAAAAAAAGATCATTTGAAACAGTACGTTCCATATGTATTCCAATCCGGCGCAATCAAGGCCGGGTTGGAATATTTTTCACACAAAAAAGATTATAACGGTTTATTGATCGCGCCAACAGGATCAGGAAAATCAGTTATCATCGCAAACATTGCAAAGGAATTAAGGGAACCAACGTTGATATTTCAGCCATCAATTGAAATTCTGAAACAGAACTTCGCAAAGTTTATTTCATACGGGTTCCGGGCAAGTGTATTTTCGGCATCAGCAAGACAAAAAATAATATCAAACGTTACATTCTCAACCATCGGTTCAGCAGTCAAAAAGAAACATTTATTCCGCGACTTCAAACATATAATTGTTGATGAATGCCATCTTGTAAATCCAATGCAAGGCATGTATCAGGAATTCATTAATTCATTTGACAAAGTTCGCGTTCTTGGATTAACCGCTACACCATACCGATTGACTTCAGGAATGGACGGATCGATGTTGAAATTCATTACCCGTACCAATCCAAGGATATTCAACAGGGTGAATTATTTTATTCAGAATGATGTTTTATTCGATAATGGAACATTATCAAAGTTGGAATATTACCCGATCAGGATTGTTGACCGATCAAGATTTGAAACTAATAAAACAGGATCAGATTTTACCGATCAATCAATTCGGAATTATTACAGACAAATCAACATGCCGAAAATTACGGCGGAATACGCAAATCGATTATTGCAAAAGCGCAAGAATTTATTGGTTTTCTGTTCCTTGGTTTCTGAAGCGAAAGAAGTTCAAAAATCAGTTCCGGGTTCAGTTGTTATATCTGATGAAACTTCGCCATCACAAAGGGAATTGATATTAAAATATTTTACAACAGGGCGAATAAAATGCGTGATCAATGTCGGCGTTCTTACTACGGGTTTTGATTACCCGGAACTTGAATGTGTATTAATTGCACGTTCTACAATGTCATTGGCGATATATTATCAGATCATTGGCCGGGTGATGCGCGCGCATCCAAATAAACGATCAGGATGGGTTGTTGATCTTGGTGGTAATTACGACATTTTTGGAAAGATCGAAACTATGAAAATTCAACTTGATGGTACTAATAAATGGGCGATATACAACAACGGGCAACAGCTTACAAATGTGTTGTTCAGATCGTAACATCAGGGATTAAATTTATAATCATGCAGCAGTTGAGTTTGAAGGAACAGGATGAAATAATTGAAAAGCTGATTAAGGAAAACCCAGATTCCACAATTGCGGATTTTTGGGAAATCAAATCTGAAATTGAACAAATAATAAAATCACGTTATGAATATCACACAACAGGAATTGGAAAATTTCCTATCAACAGTAAAGGAAATGCGCCAACATCAGAAGGAATTTTTCCGATCAAAGAATGAAGTTTCCAAACGGCGCGCGATCGAATCGGAACGCCGGGTTGATATTATTATTCAAACTTTTGAGAAAAAAGGTATAAGTTCATCCCGCAATTCTGAAAACAATCAAAATCAACAATCAATTTTTTAGATTATGCCAAACCGAATATTAAGGGATTGGACGGCATCGGCGCGCATGGAACAATTATCACCCGGCGCGGAAATTCTGTTCACCCGGTTAATTATGAAAGTGGATGATTATGGCAGAATGAACGGAAACCCCGTATTCGTGAAAAATAGCGTGTTTCCTTTGCGTGAAACTGTTTCATCAATGGAAGTGTGCGGATGGATGCAAGAACTGCTAAATTTGGGCATCCTAATCGCCTACGAGGTACAAGGGAAGATTTTCATTCAGATACAGGATTTTAATCAGATTCTTCGCCAAAAGTTTGAAAAACATCCCGCACCGGAAAAAGGAAAGCGATTGATTAGCATCGGTAATGCAATTGACAGGCAAAAGCCAACTTTGCTGCAATTATTACCCGAAATTGATTCTAACAACTTAGAATTCAATTTATTACCAAAATTGACAAGCGGATGTAATACAAACGACATGCAGTCGCTTGTCAATTGCTCCCTTGAAACAGAAACCGAAACCATAAACGAAACCGAAACCATGAACCGCGATTTTAAAAAATCGCATCCCGCGAAATCTGTAAAAATTTATGATTATAGCAAAGTTGAACGGAATGCAGTTTCAATTAAAAAATTCATAGAAGATTACAGACCTTCAGAAATTGAACCTTATCAGGATTATTGGAACTTATTCGCAACAATGTACACATTGCCGAAAATGATGAAAATCACATCTATCAGGAAAAAACATCTTTCGGCAAGATTAAGGGATAAAGATTTTGATTTCTGTAAAATCCTGAAGCAAGCATCAAAATCAAAATTCCTGTTGGAAAAATCGTTCTTCACTTTCGATTGGATTATATCATCAGAAACCAACTATGTGAAAGTGATCGAGGGAAATTATATCGAAAAGCAACCATCAAACAATCAGAATGAGCAACCAAAGGAAACAATCACCACGATCCGGGAAGATGAAGGTAGAAACATACTTGCAGAACTTAGTAAATGATCCAAGGTCGGATTACGCAGGATATGTTCCGCCGCAAGCTGTTGATTTGGAAAACGCGGTTCTTGGTGCAATCATGTTGGAGCCAACCGCGATTGATGAAGTGGAATCGATCATTACTGAAGAATCATTTTACAATGAATCGAACCGAAAGATTTTCGCAGCCTGTAAAAAATTGTCAGCGCGATCACAGCCCGTTGACATGCTAACGGTTATTGAAGAATTAAAAACATGCGGTGATCTTGAATCAATTGGCGGGCCGTTCACTATTGCACAAAAAACAAACAATGTTGTTTCAGGTGCGAATGTTGCGCAACATGCAATGATTGTTCAACAGAAATATTTGCGCCGCAAGTTGAACAGAACATGCGACTTGATCAAGGCAATGACATATGATGAACAGGTTGATGAATTCGATTTATTGGAATATGCAGAACGCGAAATAATGGAAGTTGGTTATTCTGTTCATGATAGTAAATTTCAAACCTTAACTGATTTGGTTGTTGATGCAGTAAAGAAAATTCATCAGCTTGGAATTGAAAAGAAAACAATCACAGGTGTTCCATGTGGATTTCATGAAATCGATGTAGCAACAAGAGGATGGCAACCCGGCGATCTTATTATTCTTGCTGCACGTCCATCAGTAGGTAAAACGGCATTTTTGTTGAATATCGTGAAGAATGCAATCAAGGCAGGGACCAACGTTGCATTTTGGTCGCTTGAAATGGATGCGATTCAATTGGTCATGCGAATGCTGTCAGAACAATCCGAAGTTTGGTTATCCAAAATACAAACAGGAAAGTTTTCACCTGAAGAATTTGCATTCATAGAAAAATCAGCATCGGAATTAACATCCGGCAAAGGGAATATATTTTTTGAAGATGGGAATCAGGCAACAATATCATCGGTTAGGGCAAAAGCGCGCCGACTGAAAAGGAAAAAGAATCTTGGAATGATCGTGATCGATTACCTACAATTGATGTCAGGCGATGAACGATCAAACCGGGAACAGGAAATTTCTAAAATATCGCGCGGATTAAAAAACCTTGCAAGGGAATTGCAGATTCCTATAATCGCATTATCACAATTAGGTCGCGACATTGAAAAAAGACAGAAATCAGAACCTCAACTTTCAGATTTGCGCGAATCAGGTGCAATTGAACAGGATGCGGATTTGATCATGTTCCTTTACAATCCTTCAGATGATGAAATCAATAAGGATTCAAGATTAGCCCGGAAAAAATATGTGAAGATTGCGAAACATCGGAACGGCGTTCTGTTGAAAAAATTATTTGATTTTGATTCGCCTATTCAACGATTCAAGGAATCAGAAGAAACAGGATCATTCGCATCGAATCTTAAACCTATTGGAAACCTTGTTGATTATTCCGCGCCTAAAAGTATCAACGATGATGATGATCCGCCATTTTAAAAAAAATAATCAAAAATCAAGATTATGACAATACAGGAAGCAAAGAATGCAATCAAGAACGGTTTCAAAGTTAGACATCGGTTTTTTTTACCGCATGAGTACATTCAGCAAGGGCCGGACTATTCATTGATTGATGAAGATGGCAGAGAAATGGCAAATTATTTTTGGCAAGTCAGAAATTCACATTCATGGCAGGAAGGTTGGGAAATCGTTGATGAAAATAATATTCCAAAAAGAAAATCAATATGAACAAACGAAACAATTCAATTCCATTGCAACAGTTGAAACAGTCGAAGGTTTGGGAACAGAATAAACACAAATTTGAAAACCCATCACCAAAAACAGGCGGAAAGAAAGTTGCAAAACATTTTCCGCGCGCATCAAAAGAAAAAGATTTCATTGCATGGAATTTACTTTATTGGTGTAATGAACATGCGGTTGTATCAGAGGATGAATATAAATTTCACCCGGAAAGGAAGTTCAGGTTTGATCATGCTATACCATCGCTAATGATCGCCGTTGAATATGAAGGTTTGTTTTCTGATAAATCAGGACATACAACGCCGGGAGGATATACCAAGGATACAGACAAATATAATTTAGCTCAATCAATGGGATGGATCGTTATTCGATTGACAGCGATGAACTACAAATCATTGATCAAGGAATTAAACAACGCGTATCAATGCGTTACCAATAGAAACAAATAAACAATCACTTTAAAAAATCAAGATCATGAAAGTTATTTTAAAAAAGATTTATTTCAAGGTTAAAGACGATTCTAAAAAACCTACATCCATTTTTTTCCCATCGGGAACGGTTATTCATTCATGCAGATTTGATTCATTCGATAATATAAAAAATGAAATGAATGTTTCAATATATTACAGCTATAAGGATGTAAACAAACCGGAATCTGTTGATTTTTATTTATTCGGATCAACAACTGTTTCGGGAATCTATACTGAATTTCAGGGTGATAATATTCAGATAATCAAAACAAGTCGCGATTTTATTCTTGTATCCGAATCAAAAGTTCCTGTTTTTAAAACAATGCACATTGATGAAAATCATGATGAATTAACTAAGCGATTAAATTCCAAGGATGGAAAAATAGGAATGATGAAACATGATATTGAACGCAAGGATGAAGAAATAAAAGTTCAATCAAAAGCAATGGATAGTATGTCCAAACAGATTATTGAACTGAATAATGAAATGGAATGTTGGCGAAATCGGGCCGATAATTACTTGAGAGAAAAATCAAGACTTGAAGCAGATAACCAATCCTTGCGTAATGCGATAAGAATTAGGGCCGAAAATCTCGAAAAAATTAAAATTACATGTGATGGTTATTTTGAAGAAAATCAAAAATTGAAAGATGAATTGAGATCATGCCGGAATCAGTCGGAAAAAAATCTTCAGGAAAGATCAAGGATTGAATCAGAATTACAAATACTTCAAAAAGAATTTGATCGGTATAAAATGGAAAATCCGCCTTGCATCGATCCGGGATTTAAACAGAATCAGAAAATTGAATTATCAGGAATTGAAACAAAGTATTTTTCAATGGTTCCGAATCCTACACCAACGCCCGCGCCTGATATTTCAAATGAATTAAAAGTTATTACCGATTTTAATATTGAAAAATCCGGGTTTGATATTGAAAATGATGAAACAACGGGTTCTGTTAATACATTCAATCGCCTGAAGGAATTGGAAGAAGAAAATGAAAAACTGAAAAGAGATTTGGACAATTGCAAATATTGGAATTCTAAAAAGGATACAAAGATTGCAGTAATGGAAACCAATTTTCAAACGCAAAGTGAATTAGTTCATGAACAAGATCGAATCATCAGGAAGGAACAGGAAGAATTCAACCTGAAGATTTCGCAACTTCAGAATGAAAACAATAAACTGAAAATGCAGATTGAAAGCCATCAGTTAATAGAAGATAAAAGGATCAAGCATTATCAGCAGAAGGCAAAGCGCGCCGGAAAGATGATCGCCAAGCTGATGAATCAATTGGGTTCAAAAGATATTGGCAAAATAAACGATCCTGATTTTTTTACATTTTCCTGTAATGAGATTAGAACACTAAAGGAAGAAATTGAAAGGCAAAACGGTTATTTGATTTTAAAGGATTCAACAATCAACAGGTTGAAAAATCAAAAAACACACCTTGGGAAAAAGGTTAATGATTTGATGGTGATTATTTCCAAAATGAAGGATGAAATTATTCAGTTGCGAAACGATGGATCAGATGAACACCTTGATGCAAGGATGTGGAAACATAAGTTTGAAGAACTTGAAAAGAGGTTTGAAAATCAGAAAAACAACCTGACAATTTTATCAGATGCCTATCAATTGTTACAAACCGGGATATTGGATAAACATTCCGCAAATAAAAAAAACGATCCCTTTCAGGTTATAGAAATATTAAAAGGACAATTGGAATTCAAGGATCAGGCAATTAAAAAGCTAAAAGGTAGGGTTGATCACCGGGGAAAAGTGATTGAAAACCTTGAAAGGAGCCGCAAGAAGATTATAGAAAAAAAGGAAATATTCAGAACCGAATTGAACAGCTTACTTGGCGAACATGCAAGTTTGAAGGAAAAATTCAAAAGCAATTCAATAAAATCAACAAGGGTTCATAATATGATTTGCGATCTTTTGCGGGATTACAGGCATTCAAGCCAAGTAAGGGAACAATTCAAATCGATCATTGATCTTTCAGCAGAGATAAAGGAATTCGATTTCTAACCCAGTAAATACCTACATAAAAAAACGCGCTGTTGATCGGCGCGTTTTTTTATGTAACCATCAACAACCCATTCAATCACTATTCAAGCAAATCGGGCTGTTCATCCCGGTAAGAAATTTGATCGGTGAAATCTTCAGTAAATGTCAAATAATCAGCCCGCCAATAATCGGGAGTAAATTCTTTTAATGTGAATGATTCACTTCCTGTTGGCGATTGCTTGTCAATTGCATAGCGATTGTATAACGTTCGCTGAAGATTCTGTTCAGCCGGGAAAACATCATTCAGATCGGATTGCAGATCATATACGGGAATAACAACTTCAGTTCCGGGATCAACCGAAACATGTTCCTTGTCATTAGCCGCCAAAATTTTCTGTTCCTGATCATGAACTGATGCGAATCCCAACCCAAAACAAAATAGGGCGAATGCCATAAAGAACATTCCGATGATTCGTTTCATGATGTAGTGTTTAATGTTTAAAAAACAAATATTCGTGCCAATGTAGTAAATTTCTAACTTTATACAACTAAAATCAAAACCCTTGAATGCAAAAGACTTGAAATTGTTAGGCAAAATTGTTTATTCGCATGATCCAAAAGTTGCCCGGCAATTAGTCCAATCAGTAAAAAGGATCAACAACAACCGGGAACATCAGTTCACCGATATTGCTCAACAATTTGAAACATTCTGTTTATTCTTTGATCTTACAAAGGGTTTCATCATCCATCCATCAAGCGAAGAACGCCGCGCCCGGAATGAATATATCAGGATATTCCTTGCATCGATGTTACACATATACATGCCGGAACTGTTTTATCTCAAAAAATCCGGGAACCTTCCAATTGGATTACTTCAGGAAATATCAAAATGCACAAACCGCCTGATCCCTTTACTTTCGCAGGATGTCAAAAAGGTGATTGTCATGGAACGGACTTATGCCGACTTTCGCGGCCATGTTGAGAATTATTTGATGCACATCCATAAACCAATCAATCGATAAAATCATGGCAAAATCAAAACAACCGGAAAAGATTCAACTTGATACCTTGATTCCGAATCCGAAAAATCCAAGGATCATCAAAGATTCCAAGTTCAAAAAATTGGTCAAGTCAATCGAAGAATTCCCAAAAATGCTATCCATGCGCCCGATCATCATTGATGAAAACCGGGTGATCCTTGGCGGAAATATGAGGTTCGCAGCATTGAAGCATATCGGCATAACTGAAGTTGAACCGGATTGTGTATCCCAACGGTTCGATCTAACTGAAGATGAAAAGAAAGAATTCCTGATTAAAGACAATCTGAATTACGGGGAATGGGATACTGAAGAACTTGCCAACGAATGGGATCATTTTAAACTTGATGAATGGGGTGCGGATGTTCCATCGTTTGAACCTGAAGAACCGGAACCGGAATCATCAAAGGCAAAAGATCGCGGAACAAAATGGTTCCTGAACATAGAATTTGAATCCGAATCCGATGCAGAACATTGGTTCAATAAACTGAAACCTGAAGGATTCACAATGAAAATTATCAATGATAAACCCTTCCTTAGAACAGTAAGGGAAAAGTAAAAAAGCATAACTTGCTGAATATCAATAATAATTTAACTTGAATACTTGCGATTAATACAGATTTAAAAAGCGCAAGGGATGATCAAGGGAAAAACGAAACCAAATGAAATATTCAAAGCGATCCAAGGATAAGGTTATTGAGTTGTACGCAACCGGGAAATATAGCATTCAGGCAATATGCGAAGCTGTTGGGATTACAAGGGATACGTTTTACAAATGGAAAGCAAAACCTGAATTTGCAGCCGAATTGGAACGGGTGAATCCCATCCGATTAAATGAGTTGAAAGAAATGGCGGTTTCGGGCCTTGCGTTGCTATTATCGGGGAAAGAGTATGAAGAAATCACAACAGAATATATTTCACAAGGCAAAGGTGAACCGAAAATAAAAAGCCAAAAGAGGGTTAAAAAGGTGATCATGCCAAACCCGACATCAGTTATTTTTACCCTTAAAAATCTTGATTCAAAAACGTTTTCAGATCGATCCGAAATCGGAATTGATGCAACGGGCTCTTTCCTTGATTTGCTTAAACAATCATCCGCAATGAATCCTGATGAAGCGGAATAAATTTCATGATCCGTTCATCAGGTGGCGGAAACCCGGCGGATGGAAATTATTCGCGCGGGAAATATTACAGGTAAATCTTGATCCTGAACAGGAACAGATTCTTGATTCAGTACAGGTCAATAAAATGACAACCGTAGCAAGTGGAACGGCAAGGGGAAAAGATTTCGTTTCCGCCGTTGCTGCATTGTGTTTTTTCTATTTAACGCCCAAATGGAAGAACGGCGAATTGATAGAAAACACAAAAGTTGCAATGACTGCACCAACGGGCCGACAAGTATCCAACATCATGATGCCTGAAGTTGCCCGTATATTCCGGCGCGCCCGGTTCCTTCATGGCAAGTTGTTAACCGATGGAATCAGAACTGAATCTGAAGAATGGTTTTTAACCGGGTTCAAAGCTGATGAACACAATCATGAAGCATGGTCGGGATTTCATGCCGTTAATACGATGTTCATTGTTACGGAAGCATCAGGTATTGCAGTTGATACATTTTCCGCGATTGAGGGAAACCTCCAAGGTGAATCAAGATTACTGATTGTATTCAACCCGAATAATTCAATCGGGTATGCAGCCGATTCTTTCAAATCGCCAAGGTTTCACAAATTCAGATTGGACAGTTTAACCGCGCCGAATGTTATTCATCGTAAAAACATTTACCCGGGCCAAGTAGATTATCATTGGATATTGGATAAAGTCAATACATGGTGCGAACGTATTGCGCCGCATGAATTCAATGATGGTGAAGGTGATTTTATTTTTGATGGTGTTACATATCGCCCGAACGACTTGTTCCGGGTAAAGGTTCGCGGGATGTTCCCGAAAGAATCAGAGGATAAATTAATTCCGTTGCATTGGATCGAGTTGGCCCAAAAACGCCGGGAAGAATGGATGAACGCAGGATTAAAACCTGAAGGTCAATTACGATTGGGATGTGATGTTGCAGGCATGGGCCGGGATGCGAACGTTTTTGTTTCGCGCCAAAATAATTTCGTTACAGACATCACTAAATTTTTCGGGAACAATCAGATGATTCATATGGAAGTTGCCGGAAAGATCAACAATGTTTTACGCGCCAATTACAATGAATTCAATGGTACCTATGGACAGGCGTTTATTGATACCATCGGCGAGGGTGCGGGAGTTTATTCGCGCCTGATTGAACTTGGTGAAAAACCCGGACATGATCACCTTTCAGATAAAATATATTCAGTCAAATATTCTGAAGGAGCAAAGCAGGGTGATACGCCGTTGAAAGATGCGACTGAAATATATACTTTCCTGAACATGCGCGCATATCTATTTTGGGCCGTTCGCGATTGGTTGAATCCTGCACTTGGTTCAAAGGCAATGCTGCCAAAGGATGATGAATTAACGCAGGAATTAACCGAGGTAATGTATAAATTCCGATCAGATGGAAAGATTCAGATCGAACCAAAGGAGGATATTAAATCGCGCTTAAAAAGATCACCCGATAAAATGGATGCTTTGGCTAATACGTTCTATCCTGTTCCTGATCTACCTACAACAAAGGCAAAGAAGGGTGATAATGCCGCCAATTTCTTTTTTTAGAAGAAAAGTTTCACGAATTAAAAAATTTGTCTAAATTGTTGCCGACATGCAACAGCAAGCGTGTTAATTAACTTTGTTTCATAAGCAGAAATTAACCGCCCGTTCCTTTTTAGGATGCGGGCCTTTTTAAAACATCATCATCATGGATATATCAAATGAGTTTAAAAAATTTAGCGATGCGCATAATGAATACTTGAAAATAGAATCATCATTTGAAAGAAAAATAAAGTCAAAAATCAAGTTCAAGTTTTTTATTCAATATCAACCATCGGACGGTTTAACAATAGTTGAAGAAGATGATGCGCGGGTTTGCCTTTTGAGTGAATGTATTGATCATATCAAAAAGTACGGGTCATTTAAAAAAGAGGATTTGAGAAAATACGAGATATAAAACATCATCATCAAAAACAATCATCATGAATATCATTTACGATTTAAAGATCATCGAATTAGAGTTTAAAAGAAAAACAGAATCGATTGAAAAGGAACTGAAGGAAATGTTTTTGTTTCCTGTCTCATTACATTACCAATCCAATTACGGGTTTTGTATAATGAACGATCAAACAGGATCAATTGCAACGGTTGCAAAATGTTTGATGTTAATTTCCGGTGGCGATAAGATGTCGGAAAAGGAATTTGAAAAAATCACATTAGACTAAAAACAAACATCATGTTAAATACTACTTTATTTGTGTGGATTGGGTCATATCATATTTATTATGGTCATGTTTCATATATCACCGAAATCGAAGATTTTCCTGAATCATTTGATAAGACATTTTTACATTTTGGTATTGGGTTGACTTCAGGAAAGATATTGAATATATTTTCCGATCAGTTATCAGAAAAGAACAGGCAAATTCAGCATGATGAACTTCAAAGGGAAAGGGAAAACTTTGTTCGCGCTGTTGAGCAATTAAGAATTACCAACAATCACCGTTGATGCAGAATCATACAAAAGTTTATTTAGAATATTTTGGTTTTGCACCGGGCGAATATATCCCTTGCGAAATTTGCGAAAGTCCTGCTGTTGATATTGCGCATATAATTGCACAAAGCAAGTTTGGAAAGAAACGGAAGCATGAACAGGATAAAATTGAAAATCTTATGGCGTTGTGCAGATCATGCCATCATGAATATGATTTCAATGTGAAGTGGACGCCTGAATATTTAACCGCCATTCATTTAAAAAAAATAAAGTCATGAAAACAATCGAGAATCAAAAATTTTTCATCGATCCTAAAAATGATCAACCAATTGAATTATCTGATTTTTCAATAATGAAAAATAGTATTCTAATTGTAAGAAAAAGGACAGGAATAAAAACCCGGATTTATCATTTGCCATCATCCGGTATTGTACTTCCAAAAAACACTTTTCCTGTTTTTAATGCGGGCGTTGGTTGTGAGGTTGAAAACTGTACTTTCAAATTTGAAGTTCCCGCATGGAAGTTTATCATTCGCCGTTGGTGGTGCAAGAACATTGATCCAACTGAAAGCAAAACAGGAATCATTGTGTTCATTGCTGCAATCGCGTTGTTTATATTTTACTGCATCATTCTATACAATGCCGCAATGATGCGAAACGATGTTATTGGAACTTTTTAATCAAACCCATAAATGAAAACAAAACCCCAAACCAAAATTGATGCGCTGTTGATCGGAACGGTTATCGTTTACATAATCGTTTATATTTATACATACTCAAATATTTAATCATGGAAAAACAATCAAAATTCAAATTCATCAAGGATTTTAATCCAACGCCTTTTACATTGATACATGTTAATGCGCCAACGCATTCCGGCGTTGTTAATTCGTATTTGAATATGTCGGGTGATTTGTGCAACGCGTTCACCGGAAATATATTCGCATCGAAGGATTCAAAAACCTTAAATGAATGTACTTGGAAATACATGGACGCGGAAGAAATCGAAACATTCAAAAAAACACGTTCATCATTCGGCGGGCGTTGTTTTTTTAGATACATTGGAGATCGTGCAACAGCCGATTTGAATTATAACCATCGGCACTATGATATAAAAGGGATTATTGAATTTTGGAAACTTGAAATTGATCCTGAAGAAAAACAATCAAATCAAGGCGAATGGTTTTCACCGGAAAAATGCGAACCTTATAGAGTTTATTCGGCAAGGGATAAAGGAAAAAATATGTGGCCTTGGTCATTCGTTTACAAAACAAATTCAGGTGATGTTTATTCAATAATGGATGGATTAATCAAAACGGATATTGTTGAATGTATTGAAATGAATGGTCATGATCGAAAGGTTTTCATTGAGTTTTACAAGGAAGCAAAACCATCATTCGGATTTGCCGAATTCGGTCAATGGCCGGAACCGGGGAAACCTGTAAGGGCCGTATATAATAACACCAACAATGTGTTCAATTATTCTGATGGATTCCTAAATGAAGAACAAAAAATCAATCTGAAGTATTGGGAATATTCTGATCAAGAATTCAAGTCATTTGAACGGCATATGCAACCAAAAGCAGAGTTTCATAATAATAGAATTGTCAATTCAGAACGTGAAATTGTTGCGGGATCAGACAATGTATCCGTAATAAATCCCGGTGAAAGAATTGGCGCGCATGATATTGAAGAACCCGTTCAATTGTTTCCTGAAGAAAGCGCGGGCATAAATGTCAGCGAATTGAAGCCGGGAAAATATTTTTACTTCAATCAGCAGAATGATAAAATCGAATTTGAAATTGATGAACAAAAAAACATGATTGTAACATCAAAAAAGGTTCCCGGAGTTATAAGGTGGGCAAGCAGGATTTTCGGCGGCAAGATTGCAGATTTGGAAACCGATCCTGTTTCCGGGATGCAGATCGCGCCTGATCCTGATGATAAAAATACTTGGAGGGAAATAACTGATCGGCATATCAAATATGTTGGCGAATCTGATTTTATTGAAATCGATCCTGAAGTTCTTCAGATGTTGGTTGATGATTACGATAAATATTTGAAAGTGAATAAAGAAGTTGCGGCGGGTGTATTGGAAACCCTACGAAACTATATATCATGAAAGTGATTCTGATTAGAGCATTGAAAACAATGATCGCCGTTGATATTGCGGCGGTCATTATTTATTTCATCATGAAAATGTTCCGGTAATGATAAGCGAATCACAAATGGGATGGGTTATAATCAATACAGGCCATCCAAGAACAGGCGGAACATTTATTGTTCATCATTCATTCGCGAATAAAAGAAAAGATTGTATAAGATCATTTGAAAAGGATTCCGGCGCAAAATGGTCGCATTGGAAATCGAAATACAATTTCAAATGCGTAAAAGCAATTTCAACTATTAAAGCATTCAATCCATCATCATGAATTACAAACAATTAAACGGGCGATCAATCAGGGATGGTTTCAATAAGTTCCATGAAGAAAATCCGCACATATACAGGCAGTTTGAAACACAGGCATTGGGAGCGATATACAAGGGCCGAAAAAAGATCAGCGCAAAATTGATTATCAATTGGATTCGTTGGAATGAATTTCTTCGATCATCAGATCAGAACTTTAAAATCAATGATGCGTACCAATCATATTACGCGCGGTTTTTTATTGAACATTATCCGCAATATGCAGATCGATTTGAATTCAGGAAATTACGAAATGAAGAATCCGGGCCGTATATGGATGTTGATTCATCCGGGAATGTATCGTTTCAATAAAATATAAATCATGGAAAACAATCAATCACCTGATCATGAAATGTATCAAAAGATATTGCCCGTATTTATGCAATACATGTATCAGGAATTAGAAGAAAATTATCAAAAAGGTGATAGAACAGGTTCAAACGGTTGGCTTGAAGTAAAGGAAAATAAATACTGGATTAGTGAATTATATTATCATGTCGGGAAACTTCAGTCGGCATTAATGAATGATGATGTTGATCGTATTAAGGAAAATTGCGCAGATATTGCAAACCTTGCAATGATGTTACTTGATGTTAAAGTAAATCTACTTGAAAGCGAGTCACCTAACAAATTTGGAATTATAACGAACGATCAATATAACAGATTATTAAAAAAGTATTATAATTTAAAAAAACAATCAGATGTCAGATAATCAATTTAGAGTTCGGCAAGTTAAGCAGAACAAACAAACCGGGATGTGGGCGTTCCTTGAATTCAATGCAGCCGATCCAACGCAATTTATTATCATGGGTGGAATGGAATTCACCCATGAAGCTGAAGCGCGGGAATATGCGCGAGGATTCGCGCCTGATTCATACACCTACGTTAACCCGATGAACGTTCATCTTGATGCGCTGAAGATGATGGAAAAATCATTGTCAAAACAATTGGAATCTGTTCGCGCCGAAATAAAAACGGTTGAAGATATTCTGAATCCGGTTCCTGATGAACCTGATGTTTGTGAATGCGGGCACAAGAAAGAAGATCATCGGACGGTTACAATAACTACAATTCCGCCCAAACTTGAATCAGATATTTGTGTTGTATCAACTTGCCCTTGCATGAAGTACAAGCCACAAAAATCAGAATCGAAAGATGCGCTGTTGACAATATTGTTTATGGTACTTATGGCATCGCCGGGCATTTATAATTTAATTGATGATATTAAAATGATTTTATGAAAAAACTAATCGATAAAATATTAAATGATTCTGAAGGATGGTTATTGATCGCCATTTGTTTTGGGTTGGTTGTTATTATGTCGGTTTGCATGTTCAACATTTTATTTCACGTACTGAAGCCATGAGAAAGTTCACCAAAGATGAAAAGGATTTCATCAATGATAATTTGTTCACCTGTTCACCTGAAGCAATTGCAACAATCTTGAGATGTGATAAAATTTGTATTGTTCGCAGATTTCAGAAACATAAAAGAATGAAAAGGGAATCAGATATTCAATTCATCTTAAACAATCGGCATATGATGCGAAAGGAACTGATCAGGATCACCGGAACAAATCATTCATTCGTTTATAAAGTATTAAGACAATTAGCAAAAAAACATTATGCAACTATCAATCAATCCTGAATACAAAGATATTTATGATTACTTTGTTCAGGAACATAATTGCAAGCTGGCAAATCGGTCAATAAGGAATTTAATAATCCGGGTTTCTGATTTGGAAAAGATTTCAGGTTATCATCAGAAGATTTTTTATTACTTCAGGCACTTGCATAAAGTTGTGTTATTGAATACCGATATTGATGAAGTTATTCATCTTGTAAAAAGATACAAAACCGATAAACAAAAATTAAATGCAAAAGATTGAGTTGAATAGCGAGGAAGTTCTTTTCATAAAACTTTCAATCAGCGCGGCAATTGAAAGCCAAAAGAACACGCGTAAACAAATGCCAACAAATCCGGTTGCAACAAAAATGGTTAATGAAGTATTCTTTGGTGCAAAATCATTATTGAATAAATTGTTCATCGCAAATGAAATAACTTCAACAACCTATTATGATTTATATTCTCTAATAGTAAAATATCAACAATGAAAATTCATCCCGCCGCAATCGTTCATGAAAATGTTATCATCGAGGATAAAACGGATACATACATTGGCCCGTTTTCCGTTATCGGTGGCCCGCCTGAACATCGTGATTTTTGGAATCGCGAATATGGATCAGTCGTGATTGGTAAAAACGTTCGCATCAGTAATTTGGTAACAGTTGATGCAGGAACAACCGGAACAACCTTCATCAATCAGGGATGTGTTTTATTGGCGCATTCGCATGTTGGCCATGATGCGGTTCTTGGTGATGATGTTGTTTTGAGTTGCGGCGTTAAAGTTGGTGGCCATTGTTTTATCGGCGCGGGAACGATTATCGGGTTGAATGCAACGATTCATCAAAACGTAAATGTTCCTGAAGGTTGCATGATCGGGATGAATGCAGTTGTCACCAAATCAATGAAGCTGTTCCCGTTTTCAATGTATGCAGGAAACCCGGCGAAGTACATCAAGCCAAATCTTGTTGCAATAAAAAAAGAAGCGGCGAAAATGTATCCTTCAAACTTTATTGCATTAACTGATTGTGATGCGAATAAAAGATTCCGGCGCGCTTATGAAGATCAGTTATTTCATGAAGCAGAACGTTTAAATCGCGGTTATTCTTTATGAACGAATGCCAAGATTATATTGAACTTGATATTGATTTGGAACAACATCCTTGGTTTATGTATTGCGCCGAAAAAATCAACTTGTATGTAAAAATAGTTTCAGGCAAATATCATCTTTATTATGAAAACCCGATTCAGTTATTTGAGTTAGGCAAACAACTATCAAGGAATCCAAATAGTAAATTTTATTCAGACAGAACGGGATTCCCAAAATAAAAATTAAACCATGAGTAAAACAATCGAGCAGATTCAGGAAGATAAAAAAATCTTAAAAGAAAAAATAACTGATGCGATTCAGGAATTCAGAAAAAACAATGATCCAACTCTTCAGCTTGAAATTGAAATATCAAAAAGAAATTTAAAAGGGTTTTTTGGAGAAGTGGTCATGTATGACATCGAAATAAAAGTTGAAATTTAAAATCATGGTAAGTTTTTCATTAGGCAGCGAAAACGATCCAATTATTTATGTTTACATCAATGATCACCTGATAATAATATCATTGGTTGCATTCATTATTTACAGGGTTGCATTCATAATTTATAAATATCTACACGATGGCGAAAGCAAAGAACAAAATACAAACGGTTGAATTTGATTCAGCCTGTTTTTCTGAAACGATGCAAAAATATTTGAAGGAACGAAATCTTTCATTGCGCGAAGCATCAAAGGAAATCGGAGTGAGCGCATCAACAACATCCCGCGTAATGAATGGCAAAGTTCCTGATGTGATTTCGTTGTATCTGTTTTCTTATTGGATGGGGATCAACATGGAATATTTTTTCAAACCTGTATCGCCGAAAAAAATATTGAAACGAATTAAAAAAGCAAAATCATAAAACATGGAAAACTTTGGGAAATTTTGTGCAGTTCTATTAGTGGTGTTTTTAAATCTGTTTAGCGGCGGGTTTGTTTTTTACAAACTATACCAATGGTTTTTAATAACGACTTTTAATGCGCCTGAAATAAGACTGATTGAAGCAATGGGTATAATGTTAATCATTGGATATATAAACCCATCGCCCAAAAAGGAAGATCAGGAATTGTACGATCAATTTATTGACAGAATTGTATTGTATTTACTTTATTTGGGCGTTGGATTCGTTTTTTATCAATTTATATAAATCAAAAATCATGAAAGTATCAATTCTGTTATTGACAATTGATCGGTACGAAATCACAAAACGTTGCGTTGATCAGGCATTACAAAACGCGGGTGTTGACTATGAATTATTGTGTGCCGATAATGGTTCGCAGGATAGCAGGGTGATCGAGTACATTAAATCACTCAATCCGGCGGTTCATGTTCTAAATTCTGAAAATAAAGGAATCGCACCGATGCACAACTTTTTGTTAAGTCAGGCAACAGGTGATTATTTTGTTTTGATCGGCAATGATATTTTATTACCTGATGGATGGCTGAAAGCATTGGTTGAAAGTTATCCATGTGTAAGGAACGCAGGGATTGCAGGGATTCATTGCGTTGAAAAATTACACCCGGCGGAAAAGCTGAACAACGGAATGGTCATTCATCCCGGCCCTAATGTTTTTGGAACAATGTTTTTCGGGCGGGCATTGTTTAACACTATTGGATTCTTCAATCCGATTTATCATCCTTATGGAATGGATGATTCTGATTTTGCACTTCGCGCGCGTGAAACCGGACATGTGAATTTTTATCTTCATGGATTATCTTCAGAACATATTGGCGCGGATATGGACGTTGATTCAGATTACAGGAAAATGAAAACAGAATCATTGCATCGGAACACTATCAAATTCAATGAAGCTGTTGAGGAATACAGATTAACCGGGAATTACTACATCCCATTCCAACAAGATGAACCATATATTATTTTCAACAAACAATTTGATGATGGGAAATATTAAAGCATTCCCTTTTTATACCGGAACATCCGGTTGCGATTTTCACCGGGTTCGATTGCCGTTCATGTACGCAGATGAATACCTTCATGCGGATACTTACCAAGATTTTGAAATTGAACGATTACTTGAATTTATCGACAAATCACGCGTTGTTGTATGGAACCGGGTTTGTCCAATTGACATAAACCATATCCTAAAAGCAAGGGAACGCCAAGGATTGAGGATCGTTGTTGATTTGGATGATTGGGTTGAACTACCTTTTAAGCACCCTAATTTCAAGTATTTCCGCGATCATCAGGCAAAGTTGATTCTTGAAAACGTAAAAATTGCGGATGCAGTAACATGCACAACCGAAAGATTGCGAAAAAAACTGTTGCCGTTCAATAAAAATGTTCATGTTATACCGAACGCCTTGCCGTATGGATATGATCAATTTTCGCCGGGTTCAAAGATTGATCCTGATATTTATCGGGTGATATATACCGGGCAAACATCCCACTTGGAAGATGTCAGGTTGTTGCAAAACCCAATGAACAGAATCAAGAATCTGAAGATCGGGTTCGCATTGGCGGGTGTGCAGAACAATCCGATTTGGAAGCAGATGGAAAAGGTTTTTCAGATCGCGCCGAATTATACGCGGATTCCAAATAAAGACTTGATGCACTACATGGAGGCATATAACGGTTTTGATTGTTCAATTGTGCCGTTGCTGAACAATACATTTAACGCCCACAAATCAAACCTGAAGTTGTTGGAAGCAGCCGCCAAGATGATCCCGGTTGTTGTTTCCAAAGTTCCGCCATATTCAGATGATATTGATGCACCTGTTTTTTGGGTTGAAAAACAATCTGATTGGTTTGATCACCTGAATCGATTGGTTAAAAATCCTTCACTTGGAATTGACAAAGCGCATGAATTGCGGGAATGGGCCAATGAAAAATATAATCTGTTCGCGTGGAATAAATATCGATTTGATTTGTACGCAAGATTATCGGAATAAAAAAAGGAACGCAGTTCATGCGTTCCCTAAAACAATCAAAACGTTTGCATTCAATGCAAGATTGGGTTCATCACGCCCTTGTAGATTTCAAATATAGGAATTCAATCCATAAAACCAATCCTTTTTTTACATATACAAAACGGCGCGTAAATTTATAATTGAAATATTTACACATGAACCAAGAACAATTTGATGCACTTTCCGGCGATCCTGCAAAATTGTTGGATGCGCTGAAAGCTGAAAAGAAGGATATTAAGTTTGATGATTACCGGAAACAATATAATTCCAAGGATCATAAGATCAACGATCCGATTGCGCGCCGGGATAAAATTGTGAACACAAACGGCGGTGCAGAACCTGTTCCGGTTACCCGGTTGCCGATCCCGATGCAAAAGAAAATCACGCAAACCGCAGCAACATTTTTATGCGCCAATCCAATTAAAATCGATGCGCCATTTATCAGCGATGCAGGGGATCAACTTGTTTCTGTTGTTCGCAAGGTGATCGAGGACAATAAAATGATTTATTTGGATATGCAGATTGCGGAAAAACTATTTTCTGAAACTGAAGTTGCGGAAATATGGTATGCAGAAGAATTGGAAACCGATTCTGATTATTGGATGGGAACCGCAAATGAAGGAAAAGTGAATTTATCATTCCGGGTTAAAATAATTTCCAATTCAACAGGCGATGAATTATTACCAACGTTCAATGAACATGGTGATATGATTGCATTCGCCCGGTTATTTAAATCAATGATCGAGGGAAAGGATACAGAACGGTTAACTGTTTATACGGCAACACAGATTAGCGAATATGTAAAAACTGATAATGGTTGGACTGATTACGATGGAGGCGGGCCGAATCCTGTTCAGAAAATACCTGTTGTGTATTATACGCAGGAACATCCTGAATGGTATGAAGTACAGGAAATGATTGAACGGTTTGAAATATCAAATTCTAATCATGCTGATACCAATGATTATTTCGGTTCACCGATGGTTAAATTGGAAGGTGATGTTAAAGGTTTCGCAAAAAAAGGCGAGGAAGGAAAAGTTATTCAATTGGCGGCGGGCGCAAAAGCGGAATACATGACATGGGATCAATCGCCGGAATCGGTAAAGTTGGAACAGGAAAATCTTCGATCATTAATCATGGATTTCAGCGATACGCCTGATTTATCATTTACGCAGATGTCAAAACTTGGAACATTTTCCGGGTTTGCAATAAAGTTATTGTTCACATCCGCGCACATGAAAGCAGCGCGCAAGGAACAGATTTTCGGAATAGGTGTTCAGCGAAGATTGAATTTCCTGAAGTCGGCAATGATCACCGTTAACCCGGCATTTGAGGCGGTGAAGATGCAGAAGATGAAACCGATGTTTGAATATTATCTTCCAAAAGATATTGCCGGGGAAATCGACGTTCTTGCCAATGCAATTGATGCGGGTATATTATCAAAAGAGACCGCGATTGAAAAGAATCCGTTGATTGCTGATCCTGAAATTGAAAAGCAAAGAATCGAGGATGAAAGACAGGCCGCCGAACTAAGTGAACAAAAAAAGTTGGATAACATTATGAATGATAAGGATACCAACGATGATCCGACAGTTGAATAAATTACAATCGGGTAAATAAAATAGAAAACATCTTCAATCAAATGAAGGTGTTTTTTTTATGCCTACATTTAGTACAATGAAAAAGGTCGGGATCACTTGCGGCATTAGTAAGATTGAATACTTCAGGAAACGACTGATTCAGGAAGGTTATGTTTTATTATACGATGGCAAATCCGGGATTCCGCATCTTCATTTATTTTCTGTTGAAGTACCAACAGAAAAATATAAATCAGAATTACAAAAAATATCTTCATTGATTAAACGAATGAATGAAGAATTGATTCAAATAAATTATCATCATGGCAATTAGTAAGCGCGAACAATTGGAGTTGGCAAAACTGTTTGAAAAAAAACATCTTCAGAACGTTCAAAAAGTTCTTGATGAAATCATTCAATTGATGGAAAAGGGCGGAACAAAAACCGCATATCTTGCAGCGCGCCGAAAGTTGGCAAATAATAAATCATTACCGAATGATGTGAAGCGCGCAATCGATAAGGTTGTTGAAGTTTTTCAAGCTGATGCAGCGCGCGCAATTGTAAAGGGAATCATTCGTTCCAAACGACTTGCGAACGAAAAGAATAAAAGAATGACTGATTCTTCAGTTGGAAGAAATGCACCAAAATCAAGAATGCAAATTTCAACCCGGCGCGAATCATTAAAACGCCGCCCGCCAACAGCACCAAAAAACACAGTTGCCGCAAGATTTGAAACCCGGTTCAAGGATCGCCAATTATCCGCGCGAGTTTGGAAGCTGGCAAAAACATATAAAAAAGCATTATCAACAACGATCAAAAAAGGTTTGGAAGATGGAACAGGTTCAAAGCAATTAGCAAAAGATTTGATTCGCAATCTTCGCAATCCTGAAGGGAAAATAAATCCGGGCCAAGGTGTATATAAATCACCGCGCAAGAATGCAGAACGATTGACAAGAACGGAAATCAACATGGCTTATGAGTATGAAGATTACAATCGTTGGCAACAGTTGTGGTTTGTGGTTGGAATTGAAATCAGATTATCGGCGCAACATCCCAAATATGATATTTGTGATTCATTAATAGGTATATATCCGAAAGATTTCCTGTTTTGCGGATGGCATCCACATTGTTTATGTATCGCGGTTCCTATACTTGCACCGCAAGATGTTCGTGATGCAATGATGGATTATGATTTAGGATTAACAAACAAACGGCCTGATGTGGACTATATACAGGTGATTCCTGAAGCTGCTAAAAATTATATGTCGGATAACGCGGAAAGAATCAAAGGATGGAAAAACACGCCCCTATTCATCCAATACAATGATAAATACCTTGGCGATTACATGCGCAATCCATAAGATTGAGCGATTTTAAGGTTTTGCGGGTTCTTATCAATTCAATTTTGTATTGTTTTGAAGGAATTAAAACTTTGAAATATATGTATCAAAAAATTTTGGAACAACTCAAGGCAAAACACGCAGGGGTTCCAACCGCTTTACTTGAAAGGGTTGCGAAAAAACTTTCTGAAACTGTTACTGAAGAATCAGCGATTCAATCCGCAGTTGATGGACTTGATGCAATGCCGATTCCAATCACCGAATTTGCGGGAATTCTTCAATCTGAAGGTGATCGCCGGGTTTCTGAAGCATTGAAAAAAGTGCAAACAAAACCTGATCCCGCGAAGCCTGATCCTGCAAAACCGAATCCCGATCCCGCGAATCCAAATCCGGGCGGTGATGAAACATCAAGCATGTTGAAAACATTACTTGAAAAGGTTGAAAGATTGGAAAAGGAAAAAACTTTTCAATCATATAACGATAAGCTGATGGCAGCAATGAAGGAAAAGAAAATTCCTATTCAACTTGCAAAAAATCGCGTGATTGAAAGTGATGAACAGTTTGATCAGGTGATTGCGGATATTGAAAAAGATTTCAATGAAATGAAAAGCGATTTAGCACAAAAGGGATTGTTGAACCTGAAGCCTGAAAATTCAACGGGCGGAAACCTTACAGATAAAAATGTAAAATCCGCAATTGAAGGATGGGCCAAGGATTCACAGCCGCCAAAAGCTGTTGAAACCGCGAAGTAAGCAAACAAGATTTTTTAAGAAAACAAACTTTTTAAAATGGGATTACATTACAAAACTACATCCGCAAAAAGTGGAAAGGTAGTATTTCAAAAAGTTCTTGAAACCGTTCGCGGGGGTTTCACTTTGGAAACAACCGGGTTCAGCGATGGCGATATTATTCCGGCAGGAACGCCTGTTGAATACAACGAGGATACAAGAAAAGCAAAGGTTCTAAGAACCGCGCGCGTTTACGCATCATCCGCCGGATCGCCTTATCAGGTGGAAAAAAATAGCAACTTGGCCGTTGGCATGAACTTAGGAAAAACGGTTGGAAGTGCAGCTTATGCAATTACCGCGATTGATACGAGCAACGCGGATTATGATGTTGTTACAACAGGCACAACCATTGGTGCAGTTACCGAGGGCGATGCGTTGTTTCAATCATCTGCATCAGGTGCATCAGCAGCAGCATTATCAGTAACAGGCGCAAAAGGTTTGTTGTATGATGATGTTGTTTATTCCAAGGATGCAACATTATCTGTTGTGATTCGCGGAACTGTTTATGCCCGCCGGATTGCTGCTCCTGCAACAGTTCGCAGCGCAATGCCGTTGATCGTATTTTCAGAATCAAGGTAATTGGAAATATTTTCTGATTACTTTAAACATTAATTTTTAAACCCAAAATTGGAGGGTATAACAAATGAGACTTAAATCAATTTTTGGTGCATATGCAGACAACTTGCAAGTTGTTGTTGATTCCCGCAATGATCGTTTTGATCCGTTGTGGTTCCCGGAATTCTTCGGGATTGCACCGCCACAAATGCAATTAACGTTCAGCGAGGCAATCGGAACGGCGCGCATCGAAGCCGTTGCATCCGTTGTTGATCGCGATTCCGAAACTCCATTAAGGAGCCGCCCGGACCTGAAAAAACTTGAAGGTTCAATTCCTGCAATCAAGGAAATGTTTTCTTTGAAAGAATCCGACATGCGTGATTTTGAAATCATGAAGGCAATGCCTGTATCAGATAAGGTAAAACTTAATCAGATACTTGATTTCATTTACAATGATTCGCGCAAAGCAGGAAATTCGGTTTATAAGAGAATTGACATGATGTGCTTGGAAGCCGTTTCAACCGGAAAGATCAGCATCAATACAACAAACAACCCTGATGGTATTGTTTCGGATGATATTGATTTGTTGATGAATTCAGGCAACAAAGCAAACGCAGCGATCTCTTGGGATACCGCCGCAACAGCAACGCCCATTGATGATATTCTTGCGCGCGTTCAATACGCATCAGATAATGGTTTTGGAATTGCGAAAATGCTAATGACCAAAACTTTGTTTGGCAAGATGATCAAAACAAAACAGGTGATCGATACCTTGACTGCGTTTTATTATGCAGCAAAACCCGGCGCATCTTTCAACCCGGTTGGAATCACAACCTTGGCAAATGTGAACAATTATTTGAGTGAAAGCCAACTTCCAATCATTGAATTGGTTGATAAGGCGTTTGGAGTTGAAAAGGATGGGAAGATTCTGATTCAACGCCCATTCAATCAAAACAATGTTGCGTTTGTTCCGGCGGGCCAACTTGGAGTGATCAAGAACGCGTTGGCGATGGAAGAAATTCGCCCGGTTGAAAATGTAACATATGCGAAATTTGGAAGCGCGCTGTTATCAAAGTGGCATGAAAATGAACCTTTGCGCGAGTGGACAAAAGCAGAGTGGAACGCATTCCCGGCATTGAGCGCAATTGATTCAATGCAGATTCTTACTGCGGTTTATTCTTAATTTTTTATTCCATCTTTTTAATATGACAATCAGAGAATCTTTAAAAGCAATCGCCGGGTTTCCGTTGGATGAAAACAATGTAACATTGGTTTTATTAAACAATGATTTGAATCCTGATGATACATATACCAAGGATAAAAACGATGCGGTTGAAATAGCAGCCGCGCATGCATTGTATAATGCTTATTCTTCGCCCAATGTATCTGAAGGGGGTTATTCAATCAACATTGATCGGGAGGCGTTGCGGTTAAAGATTCTTGCCTTGTCGAACAAACATGTCATTCAATCGATCCTTGATTCCATCAATCCACAACCAACAATTTCAAGTCCTTCGATATGGTAAAACAATACCCGCATAATGTGATTATTTCGGTTCCAAGATCAGGCGAACAAAATTCGCAAGGGGATTGGGTTCCTATTGATCCGGCGGATGATACCAACATTGAAACAAAAGGGCGATTTGAACCACAGGGAAATAAAAGTTCCCAATATATTACGGGTGTTGATGGAACGCAGATCGCATTTTTCGGGATTGTTTTCATGCCTGTATTGGAGCAACATTTGAAACATGGGGCATCAGTATCGGTTACGGATGATAACGGAAATGTTATTGCAAGAGGATCGATAAAACAATTTTATGCGGGGCAATTAAATTTCAAGGCATGGCTTTAAAACTTGAACCGCAATTCACATTGAATGACATCATGAAAGGTATCAACGCGCAAGTTGAACGGGTTGAAAAGGTGTTACTTGATCAGATGCAGCAAGTTGGCGAACAGTTTGTAATTGATGCGAGATCAACCAACACATATAAAGACAAAACGCGAAATCTTCGCGGATCAATCGGATACATTATTTTAAAAGATGGGAAACAAATATTTGGAAATTTTCAGGAACCAAAAGCAATTAAAAAGTTGCTGAAGATTAAACCGGGAACGGAACCTGAAGCAGTTGCGGAATTCGTTGGTGATCGGGTTGGTAAAAAGTTGGCGTTGGAAATCGGTGGAAAATATCCTTCAGGTTATGTGTTAATCGGAGTTGCCGGAATGAATTACGCGGCGGCGGTTGAAGCAAAAGGATATGATGTTATTACAGGTTCATCTATCATCGCAGAAAAGACGTTCAAACGTGCAGTTGAAAGAATGCAGCAATCAATAAAAAAGTTGAAATGAAAACAGGATTCACAATTGTTACTTTGGTTTGGAAATTATTGTTTGCTGATGCAACTCTAAAATCAATGATCAACGGGGGTATATATAAACACAAACGCCCGGACGGATCGAACAAACAGGATATTGTTGTGAATTCCATCGCCATTGATAACGATCAGTTACAAACAGGCGTTGCCAACATCAACTTTCATTGCCCGAATCTTTCATTGAATGTTACTGATCAACCAACATCCACATTGCCGAATTCCGAACTTTTGGAAACCGTAACAAACAGAATCATTCAAATAATTAAAGATCATCATGATGAAGAATTTAGTTGTGATATACAATCACATACCGATTCTGAAGATGATGAACTAAAAGAAACAACATCAAACATTCGTTTGATTGTTCATTCAGTCAATCTTTAAATCTTAAATAAAATGGCATCATCAAAGTATAAATTAGGCTTAGTAAGTATCGCCATTGCAGACATTGCAGGGGATGGCGGGCCGGGAACCGTATTCACCGCCGTTGGTGATACTGTTGCGGGAACCGCAGCTTTAACAACAGAGGAGGCGCAAAAGACGGATTTCAAAATCGAAGAATCTGATTCGCCTGTTCTGTCTATTAAGACTGAAGCGGATACCATGAATCTTGTATGGTCAACATTCGCATATGATGCGGCGACATTACAAAAAATGTTTGGCGGAACCGTTGTTCCTGCTGCATCAGGTGTTGGTGATACTTGGAACGCGCCGGATTCGATTCCTGAAATTGAAAAAACTATTAAAATCACATGGAAGCAGGGCGGAACCGTTACCATCCCGCGCGCAAAGATCACCGCATCTTTGAACATGGCATTCAAACGTGATTCATTATCACAGATCGATATTTCCGCAACTGTATTACAACCTACAAAAGCTGGAGTGCCGCGAATGATCGTTCAGGATACTGTATAATGAATGATTTTTATGGGTTAGTAATTTTAGAGGAAATGGCCCTACTTTTAGGGCCATTCTTTTTTAAACAAAATCAAAAACATGTTACAAGAATCAGCAGATCAAATTCTTCAAACTCCAATGAGGGTGAAGATTACTGAAAACAAAAAACATTGGTTCACCCGGAAAACAATCACCAAGGAACACAATTTTGAAATCAAACCTTTATTCCTTGGAACGTTGATCAAAATTTCAAAGATCATTTTAACCATCGATGAAAATTTTTTCAAATCGGAATCTGTTCATGAATTATCCCTTATTATTCTTTCCAAGGTTGGAAGGGATATTTCCAAAATCGTTGCATTAGCATTTTTGAATTCAAAAGATGATCCATCCGAAAAACTGATTGATCTTATTGAAAATAATATAACGCCTGAACAATTACTTGCGATCTTTCAAGTAATATTAAAACAGATGGATACCGGAAATTTTATCAGTTCTATAATCTACATCAGGCAAACGAATTTGATGAAGATGAATCCAACGACACAAAGGAGTTCAATAGCCTTTGGGGAACAATCGGAGGCATGATTAAATATTTCAGGTTTACAACTGAACAAATCCTTTGGGAAATCTCGTTCATAAACCTGATGATGTTTACAGCAACAATTCCGAAGTTCAAAACGAATAAAAAACCCGGCGAAAAGAAAGATGGAATCAAAACTGAAGAAGATGGAACGGAGGTTGAAAGCGCGGTTGAATTAGCATCATTTTTAAACATAAAATAAATTCTTTTTTATGCCCGCAGAAGTAACAGCAACAAACGGTTTGGCATGGAGCGCATCAATCGATTATTCTCAAATAACAGAGGATGCAAAAGCGATTCAGAAAATACTTTCAACGTTGGGCGTTGGTGCAATTAATTCGGATGTGATCGCCGCGCCGATTGCTGATCTTCAACAAAAGGTTCAGGCAACAACAAAGAAAATAAATGATGATCAGGTAAGAATTCAAACTGAAGTTGCGCAAACCATCACCAAGATTGATAATCAGGTTTATGAAAACCGGGAAAAGCTGAACATGAATTGGTCGGCATCAATGGACGAACAAATGATTCAGTTGCAAGAATATCAGGATCAGTTGGGGAAATCTGTTATTCAAAAAAATGCACTTCCAATAAAAGAAGAACAGAAAAGAACTTTCGGAATTGACAAAGAAACAATGTCAATTATTGAATCTGCAAAAGATGTTTATGCTGAACTTGATCAGGCAACGCAAGAATATATTCAGGAATTGATTGAATTGGAAATGCAAATGCAGAAAGTTGCAGCCGCCCAAACTGAACTTGATGATGCAAAGAAAAAAGGAAACATAACTGATGAAGATTATGCCAAGGCATCCGGCGCATTAGCTGCACAGGAAAAGCAGATTTCCGATTCGATGGATAACATCAATCAGAGACAGAAAGAATATGATGCAATGGTTCGCGCATCAATCGGTTCAATTGAAGAAAAAAAGTTATCGCTGAAGCAATTGGAAATTCAATATGAACAGTTATCAGTTGCGGAACGCGAGGCATCAATAGGAACAGAATTGAACGATAAGATTTCAGCATTAAAAAATGAAATCAAAGGATTGAAGCCGGGCCAATTGCAGGATTTCGCATTAAAAACAGTAACGGCCCGTACTGAATTAAGGAAGTTGATTGATCAGATGGCATCAAACCCTAATTCACCAATGTTTGATGAATGGCAAAAGCGCGCGGTTGAATTGAAAGAATCATTTGAGGAAGTTAACCGAGGCATTCAATTGGCTGCATCAGATTCATCCGGCATCGATGCGTTGGTTGATGGTGTTCGCGGTTTGGTTGGTGGATTCGCCGCCGCAACAGGTGCAGTTTCTTTATTTGGTGTATCGAATGAGGAAGCAGAAAAGGCCATTCAAAAAACAATGGCTGCATTGGCGGTTCTGAATGGTGTTCAGGAACTATCAAGGGTATTGGAAAAAGAATCGGCGTTGAATATTTATTTGACATCGATCATGCGCAAAAGGGATGCAGCAGCAACGGCGGCGCAAACTGTTGCAACAACGGCGCAAACATCAGCCACAACAGGCGCGGCGGTTGCAACGCGTTCACTTACGGCGGCAATGATGGCAAACCCGGCAACAGCGTTGGTTGTTGGGATAACGGCCCTTGTTGGGGCTTATTTGCTATTTAGGAAACGTTCCGATGAAGTAAAAACATCACAGGAATTATTGGCCGAGGCAACAAAAGAAGTTTCATCAACATATGCAGAACAACAGGCGAAGATTGTTCCATATTTGGCGGCATTGAAACAGGGCAATCTAACTGAAAATGATCGCCTGAATATTTATGAAAAACTGAAAGCAATCAATCCGTCCATTGTTGATGGTATCAATGCAAAGACATTGTCATATGATGCACTAACTAAAAACGTTCGCAATTATCTGAATGAACTGAAGAATCAAATGAAACTTGAAAGCAATTCAAAAGCTATTCAGGAATCATTGGCGATTGAACTTGATCTTGAATCAAGAATTGAAAAACAGAAACAGATTGTTGAACTGAAGAAAAAAGAAGTTGCCGAATCCAAAAAAGTAAAAATTGTTATCGGCGGATCATCAACAGGTGTTGGAAGTAATACGCAGGATCGGCAATCTTCATTAGCAGAACAGGAACGCGAACTTGCCCGGTTGGAAAAGGCAAAGGATCGCCAAACAAAGGAAACCGAAAAACTTGCGAACGCATCCGCCGGGTTAGTAAAAACAACCAACGATCAAACGGGCGCGGTGAAAAGAACCGTTGAAGTGATCGACAAAGAAATTGCAGAAAAGAAAAAATTGCAGTTGCAAAATTCTGTCAATTCAAAAGAATGGATTGGTTTTCAAAATGAAATTACCAAACTTGAAAAGGAACGTGAAGCCATCACCGGGAAAACAGAAAAAACAAGATCATCAGCCAATAAAGTTGAAAACGAATTGAATTCCATTCTTGAAAAAAGAACCGGAATTTTAGAACAGATTGCAGCCCTTGAACGCGATGCGAAGCAATCAGGAATGTTGAAACAAGATTCTGAAATTGATCGTATAAATCAAAAGTATGATGAACAGGTTCTTGCATTGCAAAAAGTGAATGCAGAAATTGAAAAGTATAATAAAAAGAATCCGACAAGAAAACAAGAATTACTTGGTGGCGGTGAAACGGCGAGACTTCAGGCGGCAAGGGAAACAGAATTGATCAATGCGCAATACCGGGAGGAAGCGCGGGTATATATCGAATCATTAAAGGATAAACAAATTGCATTTGATGTTTTTCTTCAGGCGCAAGAATCAGGTAACACGCAATTGATTTTAGCATCAAAAGAAATTTACAAGGATCAATTGGGTGAATATTCTTCATACATCGAAATGTTACGCGGTGAAACGATGAAGATTGTCGCGAAGTCATTCACATCGCCTTTGAATATTGGCGACATGACTAAGTTGCAAGAATTCAATAAACAATACATTGATGAAGTTGCGAAATCAAAAAAACGCGAAACCGAATTAACGTTAAAAACTTTTAGCGAAGCCCTTGCAGCATCAGCAACATTTAATGATCAACGGCGTGAATTGGAAGTAAGACATCAAAAAGAAATTGATGCACTTACTAAAAATTATAAAGGGGCTGATTTGCAAAACAGGTTGGCAATCCTGAAAGAAGTACATGCGCAAGAGATCGAAGATGTTGAAAACAATGCAGCGCGCCAAACCAAGATTTATAAAAAAATGAATCAGGATGTTGTTCGATTCACGCGCGAACAATTGAAAGATCGTTTGAAAGAAATGGAGGATGCGTTGCGTAATGACAATACATTAACGCCTGAAGTTCGACAAGCATTGAAATCATATATTGATCAATTGAAACAGTTGATCAAAACAAATACTGAAGCATATGAAACAGGCGTGAAACTTGGTGAGATTGGAAGCAAGATTGGAAACATTGCATCGGCATTAGGTTCTATAAGCGATGCAGCAAAACAGGTGAACAGCGATCTTGGTTCCATTATCGAATCAGCAGCCAACGCCGGAAAACTTGCATCATCAGCATTGAACGCGGCATCAGGATTTGCAACCGGGAACATTGAACAGGGGATATCAGGAACGATTTCCGCCATCGGTGATATATTCAACAACATTGCAGCAAAACGCCAATCTGAAAAGGTTGCACAACAAGCGGTTTTGGATTTTCAAACCCGGATCATGTTGGGTGAAATGGAAATGAACGCCATCCTTGCACAACGGGAGCGCGATCAGGTGAAGTTGAATAAATTAAAAATTGACGGCCTACTTGCTGAACAAAAACTTTTGGAACAGCAAGCAAAAACAACGCAGAAAACATTCAGCGATATTTTCACGCAGTTGCAAAAGGAAAATTTTATTTCCGGTCAAGGAACCAAGGAAAAAAAGAATTGGACGGCGGCATTATTGGGCGGCGCATTGGGATCACTTGGAACATCAAGAACAGAAGTTGTTGATCAATACGCATCATTGATGGGAAAAACATTTGATGATATTGAAAAACTTTATTTGCAAGGTAGGTTAACGCCGAAAGCATTGGAACTATTTGAACAGCTTAAAAAAATCAAACAGGAAGGGGCCGACATTGATGCGCTGTTGCAACAGAATGCAGAATCATTAAGGCAAGTATTTACAGGTACATCTTCAGATGCAATTCTTGATTCCATTGTTGATGGTTTCAAAAACGGATTGAGATCAGCGCAAGATTTCGCCGATACATTTGAACAGCTTATGCAGAACGCAGTATTGAACGCGTTGAAATATCAGGTACTTGAACAACCATTGAAAGAATTTTATGAAGCATTTGCGGCGGATGCACAATCGGATTCCGTATTAACTGACAATGAAATCCTGCAATTGAAAAATCGATTTGATTTGATCATTGGCAATGCGGGAAAATCATTTGAAGAATTACAGAAAATTACAAACATTGATTTCAATAATCCGAATTCAACGCAAGGCAAAGGATTAACGGGCGCGATAAAGGGAATAACTGAACAACAGGCGGATTTGTTGGCCGGGCAATTCGGCGGGTTGAGATTAACCGCGATTGAGATTTTGAAGTTTTCAACTGAACAACTTTCGGTGATGAATGACATCCGAACAAATACAAGTTTTATTCCTATGCAAGCTGAATTTATTGAATCATCGAATGCAGTTCTGAAGGACATTCAATTAAATGGAATTAAAGTAAAATAAAACATCATGGAATTAACAGGCAGATATAAAATTGATGGAAAAGATTTGTGGACGGTTTACAACATGATTGTTGAAAGCGGTTCAGATTCTTTTTTAAAATATCCATCAAAAAAGGAATCCATCACGCATGATTGGTTAGATTCAAATGGATTGGATGTTGACCTTTCCCGGATATTCTTCAACGCGCGTGATCTTGTTTTGAATGCTGCAATCATCGCTGATTCAACTGAACAGTTTTGGTTGGTGTATGAATCCTTTATTGCACACATGGCGCAACCGGAATTGAGGCGCATTGAAGTTGGTGAATTCGGTGATCGTTCATTTTACGCGTATTACAAAGAGTGCAATAACTTTCAAAGATTCACGCGGGTTAAAGTTGCAGACGGTGAAAAGGTTGCCTGTAAATTCACTATTGTATTTACTGAAACAAATCCATCGTTGAACAGTCAAAATACATACATCGTTGATGATGCGGGCCGATTTATAATCACATAAAAATATTTGAATGCAAACCGTTGATATTTTAAGGGATGATGAATTGTTTGTAACAATTAAGCCTGATGATAATTCAGTTCAGAAAAAGGTTATCATGGGTGAAAATTCTGTAACAATTCAATTTTCAGATTCGCGTTTCATTGATTTCAAAATCAATGATTATTGTTTCATATTCGGCGAACGTTATATTTTAACTGCCGCGCCAACATCAACAAAACTTTCAAAATATAAATTCAATTATACCTTAACCTTCAATTCTGAAGGTTATTTAATATCCCGGATTCAATATATGTTTCTTGGTGATGATAACACATTGAAAGAATCAGATTTTTCATTGATGGGAACCGCGCGCGACTTCATGAACCTATTAATGCAAAACATTGCGCGCGAACAAACCGGGTGGATATTGGGTGAAGTGGAAGATTCTATTTATAAGAATATGACTTTCAAAACAGAAAATTGTTTCAATGCACTTGGAAGAATTGCAACTGAATTTGGAACTGAATTTTGGATTGAGGGAAAAATGATTCACTTGGCAAAACGTTACAAGGACACAGGTTACACATTCAGGCATGGCCAAGATTTAGGATTGAAAGAAATCACGCCGCAACCTATCAACGGCGGCGGAGTTGTTACGCGTTTATATGCGTATGGTTCTGAAAAGAATTTACCGGGTGCATATCGTAATTTTTCACGCCGTTTAAAGTTGCCAACCGGAACTGATTTCCTTGAAAAGAATGTTGATAAATATGGGGTAATTGAATTCACTAAAATTTTTGAAGATATTTTTCCGAATCGAACCGGAACCGTTACCGGGATCAATGGACTTGATCCATTTGTTTTTTCTGATTTGAATATGGATTTTGATTTGAATGCTTATTTGTTGGGAGGTTTAACCGCAAAGATTACATTCAATACAGGTCAACTTTCGGGATATACATTCGACATCAGATCATACAATAATTCAATCAAGGAATTCCGAATACTAACATCCAAGGATGAAAAAACTTTATCTATCCCGGATGAATCGATTCGGCCCGCTATTGGTGATAAATATGTTCTTGTTGATATTGCATTACCGCAATCTTATATTGATGCAGCAGAATCAAAATTGAAAACTGAAGCGCAAAAGGTTATCGATTTGATTTCTGAACCTCAAATAAATTATGCGATCACATTTGATCCGATTTATCTGAAGCGAAAGAAAATAGTTCCTGCAATTGGAAATCTGATTTGGATTACTGATTATCATTATCAACTTGATCGAAGAATACGGATCACATCAACAACCCGAAACATTGTAAAGGAAAATGAAATTTCCGTTGATGTTGCTGATCAGTTATCCGCCGGGAAAATCGATACCATTATTTCAACGGGATCATCCAATTCGCGTGAAATCGATAATCTTTCCCGCGAAATAAACAACAATCCAACCTTGAAAGAAAATCGCGCAATCGGTGATTTTCAAATTCTTCAGGGAACGTTGGTGATCGATGGAATGCCAACAACGGCATCAATGACAGGATTTTCAGATTTGGTTATTGAGAACGCAACGGGCAAAATATATAGGAAAGTATAAAACGGTTCCTTTTTAAACATAAAACAATTTTAATACAATCGATATAAAATTAATTTGAACCATGCCTGAAGATATTCAAACAGTAAGAGTTCCCGAATTGCCGCCGATCAATACGGAATTTCCACTTGATGATAATGATAAAATGATTGTTCATTCATATGTGGATGATAAAACCCGGCATGTGAATCTTTCAAAGTTGCGGGCCTACCTTGAAACAGGTGGAACAACGCCGATGCAACCGATCATTGACGGTGGAACAATTACCTATATAGTACCTGAAAGCGCAAGCGGGGGCCAAATCGCGCACATCCCGGAGGTTGAAGGGCATTCATACAACTTATACAGATCGGGTCAATATATGATACCTGAAACGAATCCATCAGGATCATCCGCACCGGAATATAGAATGTTGAGCGCGGGAGGTTTTCAATTACTTGATCCGCATGATGTGTTGTATCCCGGTGAAAGATTCGTTTTGCAACTTTATACATTAGTTGGTGGATCATCCGTTGTTTCATCCGGCGGTGGCGGTGGCGGATCATTTATCAAAGGGAAAGTTGTTGTTCAGACAAACAAAACATTAACCGCCGCCAATGATGCGGGAAAGGTGATTCAGATTCGCGGCGGATCATCCAAGGTTGTATTAACATTGCCCGAACTTTCAACGATCAATGATTTTGAAATATTTCCAATTGAAGCATCAGTTAATAATAATTTCCAACAGAAAATAAAAGGTCAGCCGGGCCAATACATTTACATGAACAATTCCTATTTCCAAGAAATTGTAATTGGAAAAGGGGAAACTGTTTTAATGTATAAGGATTCGGATGGTTTTTATGTGATCAATGATTTTGGGAGAATATATAAAAACGTTGGAAAGATAAACACATCATATTTTGTTGATGATGATGAATTATTATGCAACGGTGCAT